ATGAGCTTATCCAGACTAAATGAATATAGAATTATGTGGGTAATGGTATTTTTTGATTTACCGACTGAAACGAAGAAAGAACGAAAAATGTATGCAGACTTTCGGAAAAAACTCATACAAGATGGTTTTACAATGTTTCAATTTTCAATTTATTTACGCCATTGTGTTAGTAGGGAGAATGCAGCCGTACATATTACGAGAGTAAAAAAGAGCTTACCTCCAAAAGGCTATGTGGGTATTTTATGTGTTACTGATAAGCAATTTGAAGCAATGGAACTCTTTTATGAAAAGAAGGAGAAAAATATATCTACTCCATACCAACAATTGGAGTTATTTTAGAAAACAAAGAATCGGGAAATTTCCCGATTCTTTGTTTGGGTATACACATTTTCTTTAGGTCTAAATTTTGTTGTAATCTTCTGATATATAGTGCTCATATTGAGGGTATGTTGTATACCATCACACAAATATCGTCATTTGAAAGCTAATCACAACCATCGTCCGGCGGGTCAACTTATGGCGGAGTTGTATACCATCACACAAATATCGTCATTTGAAAGCTAATCACAACCGGTGGTTTTGCATTTCTATGCTTGGATAGGTTGTATACCATCACACAAATATCGTCATTTGAAAGCTAATCACAACCCGCTTTCCATGCGTTTTGCAACTTCTTAAGTTGTATACCATCACACAAATATCGTCATTTGAAAGCTAATCACAACCCCGGGCCAAGTGATAATTGCAGGGCATCGGTTGTATACCATCACACAAATATCGTCATTTGAAAGCTAATCACAACATTCGTTTACAGCTTTCATCATATTCACGAGTTGTATACCATCACACAAATATCGTCATTTGAAAGCTAATCACAACTATTTTCCAATCCGGGGCAAACTCTTTTTCGTTGTATACCATCACACAAATATCGTCATTTGAAAGCTAATCACAACTAAACAAATGTAGTTTACTTTAGGGGGTGTGTTGTATACCATCACACAAATATCGTCATTTGAAAGCTAATCACAACCCCAGCCAAACAATCCTGTTTTCTTGTGTCGTTGTATACCATCACACAAATATCGTCATTTGAAAGCTAATCACAACTAAGCAACCAGATATTCTTCACGTGATGAAGTTGTATACCATCACACAAATATCGTCATTTGAAAGCTAATCACAACACTAACTTTGCATATACCATCAATCATGACGTTGTATACCATCACACAAATATCGTCATTTGAAAGCTAATCACAACAGGCTGAATGGATATGCTTCCGATAAATTTGTTGTATACCATCACACAAATATCGTCATTTGAAAGCTAATCACAACAAGACCTTTATATATCTGCCAGTATCGCTTGTTGTATACCATCACACAAATATCGTCATTTGAAAGCTAATCACAACTGCTACGCGTACTTCTTATCGCCAGCTTAGTTGTATACCATCACACAAATATCGTCATTTGAAAGCTAATCACAACCTGGGATATACCAACGGCCGAAAAGATAGCGTTGTATACCATCACACAAATATCGTCATTTGAAAGCTAATCACAACTGCTATTACTACGTTACCAGTTACAGAAGGTTGTATACCATCACACAAATATCGTCATTTGAAAGCTAATCACAACCTGTTTTCATACTCAAATCAATGACTAAAAGTTGTATACCATCACACAAATATCGTCATTTGAAAGCTAATCACAACTAAGCGTGGTCTTTGCTTTCGGCTTGAACTGTTGTATACCATCACACAAATATCGTCATTTGAAAGCTAATCACAACCAAAACCAGACAATTATCAATTACCAATAAGTTGTATACCATCACACAAATATCGTCATTTGAAAGCTAATCACAACCATATTTGAATTCTCAAAAAGCAATTATTGTTGTATACCATCACACAAATATCGTCATTTGAAAGCTAATCACAACAATAAAGAGCAAATAAAAAAAGCATTGGATGTTGTATACCATCACACAAATATCGTCATTTGAAAGCTAATCACAACTAATACTTGATATTTTGGAGGTAAAGTATGTTGTATACCATCACACAAATATCGTCATTTGAAAGCTAATCACAACTTACCTTTATACTTTCGAATTTCCAGTTAAGTTGTATACCATCACACAAATATCGTCATTTGAAAGCTAATCACAACCAGTTCTTAAATCTACATTAGGAGATTGTTGTTGTATACCATCACACAAATATCGTCATTTGAAAGCTAATCACAACAAGTCGGGTTTAATTTTCGATCAGGCTATTGTTGTATACCATCACACAAATATCGTCATTTGAAAGCTAATCACAACATCCTGAACATGACATATTCATCCGGTTGAAGTTGTATACCATCACACAAATATCGTCATTTGAAAGCTAATCACAACAAATGGAAAGAACGAAGTCTGCACCGTCGGGTTGTATACCATCACACAAATATCGTCATTTGAAAGCTAATCACAACAATCTATTAGTCGCACATAAATATCGGCTAGTTGTATACCATCACACAAATATCGTCATTTGAAAGCTAATCACAACTATATGCTGCTATACAATTTGGGAACTTTAGTTGTATACCATCACACAAATATCGTCATTTGAAAGCTAATCACAACGATAAAATGGGATTACCTGATATAGAAATAGTTGTATACCATCACACAAATATCGTCATTTGAAAGCTAATCACAACATCTGATCGTTGATATGATTAGTATAGAATGTTGTATACCATCACACAAATATCGTCATTTGAAAGCTAATCACAACTATATTGTACATTGTTGTTTACCTCATCTTGTTGTATACCATCACACAAATATCGTCATTTGAAAGCTAATCACAACTAGTGGTGGAATAATATCACCAATAGTCAAGTTGTATACCATCACACAAATATCGTCATTTGAAAGCTAATCACAACTTCTTCGATCTCCCAGATAAAAGGATATAAGTTGTATACCATCACACAAATATCGTCATTTGAAAGCTAATCACAACATACCTTAAAATCACCTATTGGTGGATCGGGTTGTATACCATCACACAAATATCGTCATTTGAAAGCTAATCACAACACAGTAGCGTTTTTTGTTAGGACTCATTTGGTTGTATACCATCACACAAATATCGTCATTTGAAAGCTAATCACAACGCGAAAATCATTTCCTCACGGAGTATCTTTGTTGTATACCATCACACAAATATCGTTATTTGAAAGCTAATCACAACAGGTGTTGATTGTTCTCTCCAGAGAATCATGTTGTATACCATCACACAAATGTACTAATTTGTCAGGAAGTTGTCTGTTTTTTCTGCTTAGTTTATCGATTTGAGTTCTGTCTAGCGTATTTTCGCTATTAGTCAGCTTATATTTTCGAGTATTCTATTAAGTTAATACTTATAAATTCATTCTAATAATTTTTTTTAGCTTAAGTATTATGTCGGAAAATAAAAATCCCTGTAAACGTCTAATTTACAGGGGTAAAATGTATTTTTATTTTTCAATCTGTGGAGCTGGAGGGAGTCACACTCTCGTACCAACGAGTTTTATTTAATTTCAAAACCTAAAGGAATTAATGAGTTCAGAAAATCCATGTTTCATTAGAATTTAATAGGTATTAACGGATATAATCGAAAATGGGCTCAAAAGTGGGCTCATTTATTTGTATCATCCGTTTCCTTGTCTTCCAGATCCTCTTCTTCTGGCATATTAAACTTCTTCATAGATTCAGACTTCGTTCCATCAGCAACCCCTATATATGGTCGCATTGCCCTATAATCTGAGTGCCCTGTCCATTTCATTACAACGTGCGGAGGAATACCAAAAGCAAGAGCATTGCATATAAAGGTTCTTCGTCCACAATGTGTAGAAAGAAGGTCATGCTTAGGTATCACTTCCTCTTTACGCTCATTGCCTTTGTAGTATATAATAGTTTCCGGAGTATTAAGTTCTGCCAATTTACCTAGCTCCTTCAAATAATCGTTCATCTTTTGATTACTGATTACCGGTAGAGCCTTGTTTTTAGGGAAAGGTATATCTTTATATTTGTCAAGTATTGAACGGCTATAATCATTCAAGTCTATTGATATGCTGTCATTGGTCTTCACAGTAACAAGCTGAATCGAATTCTCAGTAATATCAGAACGTTTCAGATTAAACACGTCAGAGTATCTTAGAGATGTAAAACATTGAAAGCAGAACACATCTCTAACCCTGTCAAGATAACTCTTTGTCTCCGGTATTTCTAACTGGTAAAGTAGCATAAGTTCATCCCATGTAAGGAATATAACCTTCTGTTCAACTGTTTTTAATTTGGTCTTGAAATTCTTGTATTCTAGGTTATCGTTGTATTTGTTGTAAAAAGACCAATTCAGAAACCATTTTAGAGTCTTGACGTTCTTTTGTACAGTTGTATTCTGTAATCCTTGTTTGTCTATAAGGAAGGTAATATACTTGTTGAGAAAACGATTGTCGATGTCGTTAAATTCAAGATTTGCGTTGAATTTTTTAAGATGCCTAAGTATTGTCTTTATTTTCTTGTAAGTACCCTCAGACCATAGCGTTCTGTTTTCTTTCAGAAATATCTTGCCGACTTCCTGGATATTTGTCGGAATTGTTTCCTCTGATTCTTCATTTGTTTTTTTGCCTGCAATCTCATTGAATGCATGCTTTAGCTCGTCTGGAGTTGGTATTTTTTGTTCAATGAGTTCAAACTTGGCAAAAACTTTTTCCATTGCCGATCTGTATTTTTCAATCTCTCGGTTTATATCTTTGCTCGAATTGCCAAATTTGTCTTCATATTTGGGTAATGCAGCCTCATTGTCTTCATCCCATTTCTCTAGGCTGATTCTGCAAGACAATGGAATGTTTATTCGGTTGCCATCATAAGTAGTACGCATCCGGATTCGTAGATTATCCTCAGCACCTTGCAGCTTTATTAAGCTGAATTTGATACTGTATTTTATTTTCATTCTTCGTCAACTTCACTGATTTGAATTATTTTATCAATTGGAATAGCTAAAGTATATTTACCTTTATTTAAAAGTTCTATTGATATTTCATGAGTGGCTGTATTAACCAGACCATTGCCAATATATCCTGTTAGCGTTGGGTTTTCGCCTTCAAATGGAACAAGAATTACAGCACAGAATTTACCCTTTAGTCCACTTAGTAGTTCTAATTTTTCATCTCTATTTAGATTATTCATATTGGATCAATTTGTGTAATTATATATAAAGAAATTAAATACGTTCTATTGTCGTCGCTTTCTATTTCCACAGCAGGACCTTTATCATATTTGATAGCTTTGACGTTACCAACTTGTTTACGTTGTCTCTGAGATGGAATATAGCTTATTTCAGCCCTTTTGCCAATAAAGGACTCTATTTCATCTACGCTGACCTTTAATTTCGACTCATCGATGTAAAAAGGGTATTCACGCTTGCCAAACATTCCTCCCACTCCTGTCATTAGCCATTGAGCAGAAACACCAAAGTCTCTGATTAGGTAACTTAGCCAAGCCATTTGAAATATATCTCTGTCCGGTTCTTTACGTGCAGTATAGAAATTTCTCTTATTTATTTCGTATGCCGTAGTGAAGGTTTGTATGCCTCTTAGTATATTGGTTGCAATAAGCATATCGAGAGCTTGGTAGAACCGATTGACTATTTTTACGCTTTCTGGATTATTCATGCCATTGATGTTTGTAGTTCCAACAACTCGTTTAGATATTCGCCCAGATTCATGTCTTCTTTTCCTTCTTTGACAGAAGAAGCATCAATTTTGAGCCTAGTTTGCTTTATCTCATTTTCAAAGTCTCCTATTGTGAGGTTATTTGTTATAGCCTTTTTGTATAGAGAGAGTAGCATTGTTAATTGTTCTTTAGTCATATCAATATTTCATTACGTAATTGATGATAAGGTATAGCATCCGTTATTTTGCTTAGTGAGCCAAGTGAGATTGTTTTCTGGCTTCCTAGTTTATTAATCTCAGTTGTATTTACGACATAAAACTCCCATTGTTCCAATTTAGTAGGATCAATAGTGTCTTGGTCTATATGCTTTAGTAAGCAAAAAACATATTTATCACAAGGTCTATTTCCTATTCTCTCTGATGGTTTAATACTGAATGATATGTTTGATAATTGTTTTTGTCCCCAAGCCTGTATATATGAAGCAGATTTTACCTCGATTCTTATTTTGCCATCTAATGATAGGAGATCATAGTCAGCCCATTCGTCTCTTACGTGTGCTTTATCAAAACCGATAGCAGTTAAAACAATGAATTCCGCAAATATACCACGAGTGGCATTACTAAGTAAGTCGGACATAGACCATTTCCAAAAATCAATTATACGATATCCAGTAGAAATATTACTATCTGTTAATTCCTCTAGCTCTGATTTTATATGTGGTTTTATTTCTGGGTATAACACTTAGATACTTATTTGAATATTATTGTTTTAAACCTTTATTATATAGATCTTGTTATAGAAATACAGAATGATTTATCTTTTTCGAATCACAGTAAGTTTTACACAATCTTTACTCTGCGATCTGCTTGTAGGGTTGTACTCCACATTTTTTTTAACTTTAAGAAGCACCCCTTTTTACGGTATTGTCAATTTCAATGTTATTTTGCTCTAACAAGAATTCTAGTTTCCCGATATACTTATTCTGCATATCTATTTTTTCGTCTTTTTCTTTTATAGTATTTCTTAACTCTGTGATTATTCCATTTTCTCGTTCAACGCTTTGTTTCTCCCCAAGAAACCAACAAACATTTTTGTTTGTAATATTTGCAATTTCGATTAGTGTACCAACTTTTACATCATCTGCTAAGAATCTTCTATTTAAGGCTTGCTCAGTTATACCAATGCCATCAGCTATTTGTGCAACAGTATAGCCTAGCTCAAATATCATTTCTTTTAATTCTTGTCCACTCATATACGAAAAGTTAATAAATCAAAAAGACAAAACTTTTCCAAACATAACTGTTTGAAATAAAACATTAATGTTTATCTTTACACTATAATATAAATACAACAAGTACAAATATAGAAAAAGTATTTATGAGGTAAACGGTTAAAGCCTAAAAACTCAGAAATATGACATCCAAAAGCTATAAACGAAATGAAGAAAGAATCTGAAAAAGAAGTAAAAACGCTATCTGATTTTTATGAAAATCTGCCGAAGGCAACTTCTCCGAAAACAGAGTTTATTCGAAAAGTTGCCGGAAGATGTGATTTGGAAGAAGCTACTGTCAGATTGTGGGTAAAGGATAAGACTAAGCCTAGCAATCCGGAGCACCTACAAATACTATCCGAAGAGTCTGGTATTCCTGTAACCCAATTATTTGCACAATGAAAGAATTTTTCACAGATCCACGTACAGGAGAAGCGATGTATCGAGAATATGATGGTCCTATCAAACAGATAACAGAAAAGGACAAAGATATTATCGAAGAGTTGCTTAAAAGAAGTGAGAACTTCTATCCGGAACAGTACGAAGCCTTGTGTCAAGAATATGCCAGAAGCTCTGCTAATAAACCGTTTTACGATTTTCTGAGAGCCAGACGAATCGTAAACTGTTGTTTTGGAGAACATGATTGCAAGCCGGATATAGACCAATTTGGAATATACAATTTTGAGATGGTTAAGTGTCCTATGGTAGCTGAATGCAAGTATTATAAGATTATTTGTCAGCCTACATACAACAGCAATCTTACAGAGGCAGAACTTGAAGTTATGAGATTGGTATATGAGCATGTACCAACTGAGCAAATAGCCGAAAGAACATTTCGGTCAATCCATACTGTAAATAATCACAGAAGAAACGCATTGCAACGCCTCAAACTTCACTCAATAGAGGAATTTATAGGCTATGCACATAGAAATAAACTATTTAAAGATTAAAGCCATGACAGATTCAGCAGGACAAGCTATAAAAAAAGCTGATTTCAGTAAAGAAGGAATGATGAAAATTCCTATTGGACGAATGAAGGTTGTAGTCGATTTCAAAAGTGCTACAATAGCCACAATGAAGGATAACGACATAGTTGACAAGTTCAATTATGAGAAAGAGTATTCTCTGAATGATTTGGGAAGGTATATCGACAACGTAATCCAGTCGGAGAAGAAGCTAGGAGGTCTGTGATGGAACTTGACAAAGATGCACCAATATGGACACTTACAGTAGGACAGTTCACAGAATTGATGAATAGCCTTACTCCTAAGAAAGAAGAGCCGGATGAACAGGTGCAACAGATTGACAAGTATTCATACGGACTAAGTGGACTGGCTACTTTACTCGGATGTAGCAAAACTACTGCTTGGAAGATAAAAGATAGTGGTAAGATTGATAAAGCTATTCGGCAGGTAGGCAGAAAAATAATTGTAGATAATGAAAAAGCTCTGGAGCTATTAGGACGAAAAAACCAAAAATAAGAATAAAACGTATGGAAAAAGAAAGCAAGTACAAAGATCTCAAATTTGAATCAGAACAAGCATTTGAGGAATGGTTGTCAGAAATGACATATAAAACTGTCCATTTTCGAGACAAAGGTCAAGATTTATTGAAAATATGGATAGCTGAAAATGGAGAAATATTGCATGCAAATTTACAAGCTTCGATTTGGAATGGTCGGTTTGTCAATATGGAAACTCTAGCTAAAAACACAAACTTATGCCTCTGGAATAATGAGACGAAAGAATGGGATGTAATGAATTTTGAAATCGCATTAATTAAGTAGTCATGGAAAAAGAAATTTATTTAAAACGAGCATCTGCCAGGAATTTCAAAGGATTGGAAAACATCAGCTTTGATTTTACCGACAGAGAAACGACGTTAGTCGGAGCAAATGGTACAGGCAAGTCTTCGTTCTTTGCTATGTTCATATGGTGCCTATTCGGCAAAGATCAGTTTGGAAGAACAAACCATCAGATAAAGACATTGGTCAATGGAAAGACAGACCGGTACAAAGATTGCGAAGTAGAGCTAGTCCTATCCATTAATGGAGAAGAAAAAAGGCTCAAACGAACTTACTCAGAAAATTGGGTTCGCAAAAAAACCGAATCAGAAGACACATACAAAGGAGACGAAATTAAACGCTATGTTAATGATATAGAAGTCAAAGCTTCTGACTACGATAGCGAAGTGTATAACATCTGTCCGGAAGAGATTTTCCGAGTGATAACCAACCCTGCATATTTTCCAAATCTGAAACAGGACGAGCAAAGGGCTATCCTATTCAAGATGGTCGGAGATATTACCAACGAAAGTGTAGCACAGGGCAATAAAGATTTTGAAGAGTTCCTGCAGATGCTTAGTGGCAAAAGCTTTGAAGTATTCAAAAAAGAAGTAGCTGCCCAAAAGAAAAGAGTGAAGGACGAAGCAGAATCCATACCGGCACGTATCGACGAATTGAAACGTAGTTTTCCGGAAGCAATGGATTGGGATAGCATCCAGTCAAATATTGATAGCAAAAAGTCAGATTTAGAGGCTATTGAGGCTCAACTTGGAGATGCCAGTAAACTATCAGAGCAGGAAAATCAAAGAAGATTGGAGTTGCGTAACCAGATTAATCAACTCGAAGAAGCCAATCAAAATATCAAGTTTGCCGAACAAAGGAAGCATAACGAGCAATTAGAGGCTATCAAAGAAGAAATACGAAAACTCATACTCGGAGAAGGAGAGCAGAATAGAGACTACAATACCAAACAGAGTAGATTGTCTTACCTCCAAGGAGAAAAGACTCGTATCGAAGGTATATTGCAGTCTCTTGGCGAAGAATGGAAGAAAATAAATGCCGAAACCTTGGTCTTCAAAGATGGCGAGTTCGAGTGTCCTACCTGTAAGCGTCCTCTCGAAATGGAAGACATCGAAGCCAAGCAAGCAGAACTAACCGAAGAGTTCAACAAGAAAAAAGCTGAGAAGCTAAAAAAGAATGTTGATGAAGGCAAATCCAGAAAAGCCGAACTCGATACCATTGTAGCAGAAATAGATAGCATCGGAGAGCTCAAAAAAGCAGATACCTCAGAATGGCTAGATAAGATTAAAGCCAAAGAAGAAGAGTTGTCAAATGCGACAGCAAAAGCTCCAGAGTATGAAAATATAGTTGACTACAAAGCTAATCTAGCAAAAATCGACGAACTAAAATCAAAATTAGAAGCTCTTGCTTCCGAAGATACTACATCCCTAAAAGAGAAAAAGGCTGAATTATCCAAAGAGATAGACTTGCTAAATGCGAACCTTGCTAAGAGAGGTATTATAGACAATACCCAGAATAGGATAAAAGAGCTTACCGAGTTACAACAAAAGTTAAATCAAGAGATTGCAGACCTTGAACGTAAAGAGTTCCTGCAAAAATCATTCGAGTTTGCCAAAAATGAGTCCTACGAGAAGAAGATTAACGAAATGTTCACTCTGGTTCAGTTCAACTTATTCAGACAGCAAGTAGATGGGCAGATAGTTCCTACCTGCGAAGCTCATGTTGGAGGTGTTCCATATTCCACTCAGAACAATGCAATGCAATGTGGAATGGGATTGGATATTATCAATACCATCAGCAAATACGAAGGTATTTATGCTCCTATTTTCATAGACAACAGAGAAAGTGTTACCAATATTCCGGAAATCAAGGCACAAATTATCAATCTGGTTGTAGATTCTAAAGAAAAACAGCTTAAAATACTGTAAGTCAGCAAATTATTAATTATATTTATGCGTTTATATAGTAAACTTATTTGTAGATTTACAAATATAAATTACTAACCAAAAACAAGCAATATGTCAGAAAACAACGTGCAGACAGCACCAAAACCACAGACAAATATCCAGAAGTTCAAGGCAGCAATGGTTGCACCTTCTGTAGAAGAGCAGTTCCGTAACGCTCTAGGAGAAAATAAGGAGGCTTTCGTAGCCTCTCTTATTGACCTCTATAATACTGATACCACACTCCAAGAATGTGAGCCTAACAAAGTAGTAATGGAGGCTTTGAAAGCAGCAGTCCTAAAATTGCCAGTAAACAAAGCTTTAGGATTTGCGTACATCCTTCCATTCGGAAAAACTCCAACATTCATACTTGGATATAAAGGATATCTTCAATTGGCAATGCGGACAGGTCAGTACAAAACCATCAATGCAGACATCGTTTATGAAGGAGAAATAAGCGAAAAGACATTGAGGGATAATAAACTTACTGGCAAAATTGAATTTGATGGAGAAAGAATATCGGATAAAGTAGTAGGATATTTCGCATATATAGAGTTCTTAAATGGTTTCAGCAAAACACTATATATCAAATTAGAGGATATGGCAAAGCATGCAAAAGCCTATTCTCCGACCATCAAAACAAAGAATCATATAACTGTTGATAGTTTGATGAAACTTGCAGGTAAAGAAAATACTGGAATTGGATGGACTGGAGGATTTGATGATATGGCTTTGAAAACGGCACTTCGCCAACTGCTATCTAAATATGGCTATCTATCAATAGAAATGCAAAATGCCTTAGTCAGCGATACCGAAAGTAGCCATATAGAACAGCCGACTGTAGATAGAACAATAGTCGATATAGACAGTGAGGAAGTGAAAGACGACAAGAAAACAGAAGAGAAACCTCCTTATATGCAATAATATGAAACTAACAGTATTAGGCTCGTCTTCATCCGGAAACTGCTATATCCTTCAAAACGATACAGAGGCTATTGTGCTAGAGGCAGGTATAAATCTTAGCAAGGTAAAGCAGAGTCTAAACTTCAATGTAAGCAAAGTGAAAGCCGTGCTCGTTACCCATGAGCATGGCGACCATGCCAAATACGCAAAGAATTTTGAGCAGGTTTTTCCTCTATATACCAATCAGTCAGTTATTGATTCTAAGGGGCTCAAAAAAGCCAATCAGATAGATGCAGGAAAGAAATTTGAAGCAGGAAATTTCAAAATACTCAGTTTCCAAGCGGACCACGATGTAGAATGTTTAGGCTTCATTATTCAGCATCCAGAGATTGGCAACCTGTTATTCCTAACCGATAGTGCAAGTTGTGATTATGAGTTTAAGAATTTGAATCACATAATGATTGAGTGCAACTTTTGTTATGATGTTCTTGACAGAAGTGTAGAGAATGGCTTACATCCATCTGTAGCATATCGAGTCAAAGGTAGTCACATGGAACTTGGCACCACAAAAGAGGTATTATTAGCCCAAAATCTGAGCAATGTTTACAATATCATATTGCTCCACCTGTCGAAAGACAATTCAGATCCTAACCAATTCAAAGAAGTATTAAGCAAAGCTACTGGCAAACCTATTCAGATAGCAGAGCCTGGCTTAGAAGTAGAAATAATTAATAAACCATTTTAGTATGAAAACATTAGAATTAACAGATCAGGAAGCAAGAAAGTTACACAAAACTTCCAATTCAGAATGGAAAGAAGTATTGGAGAGAAACTTCGGAAAAGACTTTTTCTCACAATCAGTAATCGACAGGATTAAAACCTATGAGGATGCCTGTGCCGAACTTGGTGAAAGTCCGATAGACGACGCTGCTTGTAAGAAATTAGGCATGAACAAGAATGACATTGCCTATATGAAACTCACTCAGATCGTAAGAGCATTGAATGAGGGATGGGTAGCTAAAGTTTATGATTCTGAATACAGGTACTATCCATGGTTTGAGCATAACGGCTCTCCTTCGGCTTTCGCCTTCGATGGTTCGAATTACGATAGCTCGGATGCGGATGCGGGTAGCAGTTCTCGCCTTTGCTTTAAATCAAGCGAACTGGCTGACTATGCAGGAAAACAATTCCTAGACCTATGGAAAGAATTTATTGTCTAATCAAATCAATCATAAAACGTATGTGTACAACAGAACTAAAAGTCAGTAAAGTAAATGCACTCAAAGCACATAGAGGTGCAGATAAAGATGGCAAGTTATTACTTGAAAATCTTTACGGAAAAGAAGTATTCCAAAATCAGGATGTGAGAGATCGTATCAAAACATTCGAGGATGCTTTGGCAGAAACAGGCAGACCAAATGTGCCGGACTTCTCAGATATACCCGAAGATATGAGAGCATATTTCGTGGCTCAATACAAGATGTCAGTTATAGCAGAAGCACTTAACGAAGGGTGGACTCCCGATTGGGATAATAGTAATGAGTTGAAATGGAGAGTATGGTTTAAAATGTCTCCTTCGGCTTTCGCCTTCTATGTTTCGTATTACGATTACTCGAGTGCGGGTGCGGGTAGCGGTTCTCGCCTTTGCTTTAAAAGCGAAGCGTTAGCGATATACTGTGCAAAGCAGTTCTTGGATATTTGGAAAGATATTCAACTCAGATAAAAATAATATAGGTTGTTTGCCTTTGAGATTGCTCTCCTTCAGCTTTCACCTTCAATGATTCGAATTACGATAACTCGAATGCGAATGCGGGTAGCAGTTCTCACCTATGCTCAAAATACAACAAAGGCAAAGACCTAACCTCTTGGTTAAAAATAACATTTCAAACGGTGCTAGTAGAAGTAATTCGAAAACTCTTATAAGAAAAGCAAAGGCAATGAAACGAATAGGAAATTTATATAGCAAAGTTAGTGATCTCGATAATCTGTATCTAGCGTATAGCAAAGCGAGACAAGGCAAAGGTAAATCCTATGGCGTGTTGCATTTTGAAAAGAACCTGAACGAGAATATACTGCAAATACAAAAGGAACTGATTAATGAGACATACAGAACGTCCGAATATGATGTATTCACAATTCACGATCCGAAAGAAAGGATCATATACAGGCTTCCATTCCGAGATAGGGTTGTACACCATGCCATTATGAATGTATTGGAAAATATTTGGACTTCTGTTTTCATTTCTCATACATACTCTTGTATCAAAGGAAAGGGAATTCATGGAGCATTAAAGCATATTAAACGAGATTTGAAGGATGTTGATAGTACAATATATTGTCTAAAAATGGATGTTAGAAAGTTTTACCCATCTATTGATCATAGTATATTGAAAATGATAATAAGAAAGAAAATCAAGGATGTAAAGATGCTAAGTCTGTTGGATGGTATTATTGAATCAGCACCCGGAGTTCCTATCGGAAACTATCTGTCTCAATTTCTAGCAAATTTGTACCTCTCATATTTCGACCATTGGTTGAAAGAAGATAGACAAGTAAAATACTATTATAGATATGCTGATGATATAGTCATTCTTGCCGGAACTAAAGAATATTTGCACTGTCTACGCATAGATATAGAATATTATCTGTTTCAAAAGCTGAATCTGAACCTTAAAAGTAATTATCAGGTGTTTCCTATAGAATCAAGAGGTATCGATTTTGTAGGATATATATTCTTCCATACTCACATATTAATGCGTAAAAGCATAAAAAAGAATCTATGTAAGCAGGTAGCCAAACTAAACAAAAGGAGTGATATATCTATCAAAGAATACAAGATAAAAATTTGTTCCAGAATGGGTTGGGCAAAACACTGCAATTCTCGAAATCTAATTAAAACAATAATCAAAAATGAAGAAGTTCTCAGACTTTGGAATTAAGCCAAAGGATAACAAAAAGATATTTGAAGTGCCTAAAATATCAATTACTGATGTCTTGAATTGTGAAATAATAGTTCTTGCTTTTCAGCCAAATGTAAAGACTAGACATGGAGATAATAGATATGTGATTAAAATAAGGCACAATAATATAGAGTGTAAATTCTTCACAAGCTCAAATAATTTAAAACAGGTGTTAGATGAAGTTCCAGAAGATGGATTCCCATTTACAACAACTATCAAGCAACAGAGTTTTGGTACAGGAAACGGAAAAACATTTTATTTCACATAAGAATAATTAAATCATGTCAGTAAACAAAGTAATATTAATTGGTCATGTCGGCAAAGATCCGGATGTAAAGCATTTCGATGGAGGTGCGTCAGTAGCATCCTTCTCTCTGGCGACAACAGAAAGAGGCTATACAGCAGCCAATGGAACGCAAGTGCCGGACAGAACCGAGTGGCACAATATAGTAGTGTGGCGAGGACTTGCCAAAATTGCAGAGCAATATGTCCGCAAAGGAGGTCTGGTATATATCGAAGGTAAAATCAGAACAAGAAGCTATGATGATAAAAATAACATCAAGCGATATGTTACTGAGATTTACGCTGATTCACTAGAACTGCTCGGACGAAAGAAAGGGGACGAAAGTGGTCCTTCTCAGCCTTCATATACTGAGCAAGCTCCACCTCCAAGCCAAGAAGACGATTTACCATTTTAAATAAATAAAGTATGGAAAAATTTTTAGGACAAGAATTCAAAGAGTCTGACAGAAGGCAATTTCTGGAAGACAACTGTGATGCCGTTGAAGAGATTGGCTACACAAGAAGGTTTACCACCGACGAGCTAAACCAGAAGAAAGAGAACCTTGCTAATATCTCAATCGAAATCAATGACATTGAGGAAGAGAAGAAGGAAGCGATGTCTGACTTCAAAACAAGGTTGAAGCCCTTAGACGAGGACAAGAAGAAGATTCTTGAACAAGTGAAAACTAAATCAGAGTTTGTGCAAAAAGACTGCTACAAATTCATTGACCATGAAGCTAAGACTGTTGGGTATTATAACGAACTAGGAGAGCTAGTTTCCTCTCGTCCTATAATGCCACAAGAGATGCAAAAAACAATTTTTCAACTAAACAAAAAAACAGGTACGGAGGATTAAACAATGAAAGAGACAACTTTAAATGTAAATGTAGAAGGTAATGAGCTTATCATTCGTGAAGGTAAGGCTATAGAGGTCTTCAATCCAGAAATAGTAAATATAACAGGAACGCTCGACGCACCTCTCAGATGGATTCAACAAAGAATTGAGTTGATGGACCAGAAAGCATGCCATGTTCTCGTTGATAGAGATAAAATGCAGATCAAATTAGTTATCAACGAAAAAGATCATTTCGGAGATTCGGTTACTGGAACAATGGTTTTCCATCCAGATTTTATAAAATTTGGAATAAACACAGGTCAGTATCGAACAGCTTTCGAGATGGCTGAGTTTATTAAAATGAATAGAGCATTTTTCGAGAATAGAAGTATAGCGATGAATCTTGTAACTCAATTAAGACAGTTCAAAGCTAAAGTTGACAAACAGGTTGAAGCTGATCACAACCCCAACAAGGGAGACAAAAGGGTGTTGATACAACAGGCGGTTGAGAGTAATATTCCGGAAGAGTTTTCTGTTGTTATACCGATATTCAAAGGTACTGCAAAACAGACAATAAAGCTTGAAACATATTTCAATCCAGATGATCTGACTTGCACCCTCGTTTCTCCAGAAGCAAATGAGATAACCGAAGGCTACAAAGATTCTGAGATTGACAGAGTTATCGGTTCTATAAAAGAATTAGCTCCGGATATTGTATTTATTGAAAAATAAACACCCTTTATGCGTTTATTATATAAACTTATTTTATAGTTTTACAATAGAAAATAAATACAATCAATTTCGTGGATGTTATTGATTATATAAACATAAAAAAGGACTGTTAGATTTTAGTTGCAAACATCCACAACCGGCAACTTTTATCTGATGGTCTTTTTCTTTTACTCAAATAAAATATTCAAGATGATTTTCGATTCTAAACTTCCAGACTATTTGTCCAAATCTTTCGAGTATCTGAAATACTTAACAGATAACGGAAAAAGATTTGAATTAAAGGAGATTAGGAATCGTAGAACCATAAACCAAAAGGGCTATATGTATTTTGCCTTCAAGCAAGTCCAAATTGATACAGGAGCAGATTTAGAAGAAGTAAAGCAGTACCTATTCAAAGAAGTTTGCAATCCGGAGATATTTTGGAGAGAAGGACAGTTTGGTCCATATCTACGAAGTAGTGAAGATTTAGACACAGACGAAATGTATAGAGCCACAGAGAATTTTAGAAATTATTGTTCCAGAGAACTCGGTATTTATATCCCAGATCCTAACGAAAAAGAAAAGGTCGAAGCATGGGAGGCAGAGTTATCTAGGTATAAATAGGTAAAGAACCAAATGGAAAACGAAAGAGATAGAGAAGACTTACTCGTCAATTTTATACCGATAAATAGAGATTTATTCGATCACTATTTATGGGTTGAGAATCGTGAGTATTCTAAGTTTGAAGCTTGGCTCTACCTCTTAAAAGAAGCAAGATTCAAAGAAAGTAAAGTAGTCGATAATGGTTATGTTGTAATAGTAAAGCGAGGACAGGTATATGCTTCTCTCGGATTTTTAGCCGAAGCCTTCGGATGGACTATAAAGCGTGTCAGAACATTCTTGACAATGTTAGAGTCTGACAATATGATAACCAAAGAGCCACATAAGGAAACACGGCAGAACATTATCACTATCACAAATTATGACAAATATAATATTGTCAAAAGAGATTCAAAGGTATCTACTGAGTCCAAAAAAGACGAAACAACGTTCGGCACTAGCCAATTGCCAAGTCCAGAAACCACAATACCAAGCGAAGAGAATACCGGAAGTACCATCATTGTAGATGGCGAAGAAAAATATATCCATCAGAAGCTTTATAGTGCCTATAACGAGATTATAGCTAACGAGGAATATCTGTATTCCATTTATAGGAACTCGCCTATTAAGGATTTAGACCTATTGAAGACAAAGCATCTTCCGGAATTTTTGTCAATTCTCACAATGAGGGGAGATACAGACAAACCATTAAGAGAAGTTGTCAGCCATTTCGCAAATTGGTTACTGGAGCAACACGATAAACAGCAAAAAGAGAAAGGAGGAAAAAATGGAGCAACAACGCCAAGGTCTGCTTACAATGCAGCAAACAATAAACCTGCAGAAAAGACACCTAAAGACTATACAGGAGGCTTCTAGTGTCAATATTGAAGACGAGTCTGTATATAGTTCTCATGCCGATTTGATAAAAAGAATTGGAGACAATTATTTAAGCCGAGAGTTCAGAGGCTTTGATATTGATGAAGAGAATAAGAAACTTCTTCGTTTCCTGCTTCTATATTACAATAATAGCAAGTTAGCGGAAGATGTTTTTGAAGGAAAGAATTTTAAGATTCATAAAAACATCATGCTTATTGGAGAACCAGGAACAGGCAAAACGATAATCATGCAGATATTTTGTGATTATCTGCAGTTGACGCAGAACCCAAATTACTTTCACAATCTGTCGGTCACTCAGATGATGAACTACTACAAAATCAATGGGCATATAGACCGATTTACATATAACGAGAATGGAAAGAATACGTTAGAAGGCAATCCATTCAATGTTTGTCTCAATGATATAGGATTGGAAACCGAAAAGCAAAAAAGCTTTGGTACTATTCTCGAAAGCGTGATAGATGAATTTCTGTTTGCCAGATACGAGATATATCAGCAGTCATTTATCAAGTATCACATGACATCTAACTTGACAGTAGATGAATTCAAGAAAAGGTTTGAAGATAGGTTGGTCGATAGATTTAAAGGATTCAATGTAATTGCCCTAACAGGAAAATCAAGACGCATTTAATAAGTTATTGTTAATCAATTAGTTAATTAAAGTTACAGCGAGAAAACTAACAAGTATTATGCGTTTATATTACAAACTTATAGGATAGATTTACACTATAATTTAAACCAAAAGTAAAAGCAATGGAAAATAAAGTATTCAAGCAAAAACAGCTAAAGCCATCAACAGAAACCGGTAGCTTCATCAATATGCTAATGAGTAGCAATTCATCTATCCCGGAGGTTGGAAAAGGTGCTACTGTCCTATTGTGGACTGATCGTCATGCTTACGAAGTAATAGAAGTCAGTAAAGATAAAAAACGTGTAGTTATCCAACGATACCTACCAGAGCGAGTTGATGATTTAGGAATGAGCGAAAGTCAAGATTACAAATATGAAAAATTGAATGGTTACAATGAAACTGTTGTCTGGAAATGGGGCTCATGGAAATTTGAAAGAGATGAACTTAAAGTAATCGATGAAGATTATTTCTACTCACGTCCACGAGCCGAGATAGAAGCATCTTATGATGAAGATGGCATAATGATACATCAGGAAGGCTTGACTAAATGGGGAAAGCGATATGATAAAGTAAATATCGTATTTGGTGTGAAAAGAGAGTATTACGACTACAGTTTCTAAAAAATAAAATAATGAAAAAAGACCAGATTTAGACAAATTGTCCAAAGAAGTATTTGAAGCCAATAAAGCAAAAGGTTTCCATGATACAGAAGTAAGCAATAAGACATTGCTAATGTTAGTAATAACAGAGTTGTCCGAAGCCGTTGAAGCACATAGAAAAGGAAGAGTAGCTGATTTGGAGATGTTTCAGCATAGTTGTGATGTATGGAAAAAACATTATCCAGATAAGGAAAATAAGCTGTTCGTGCAAGATTTTGAAACATACATCAAAGATTCTATCGAAGATGAACTTGCAGACACAGTTATTAGACTTCTTGACTATGCCGGAAGATTCAACAACAATAGCAAGTACCCTAGCAATATAGATCTAAGTAAAGCAGAAGGACGTAATGTTTCAATCGATAGAGAAGAAGCTTTTCCAGATAAGATTTATGAAGTTGTTTCATGGCTTACTACTACTCATGGTTCAAACTTTGGATATGTAGGTACAGGTATATTCTTAGTTGAACATTTTGTAATCTGCTATCGATTGATCTTTGGCTTCATGTAGAGTTGAAGATTAAATATAACCAAAGTAGGGAACACAAGCATGGAGGTAAAGCGTATTAAGTAAAACCAAATAAGTATGGCAAAACATGGATTAACAGTAGCAAAAGCTACACCAGAAGACATTTACAGTACAAGAGATTTTCTTCAAGTTTTAGATCAGTTTTTCGACAACAGATATTTCTTTTCATCAGAAGAATCTTGGACAGATTGGGATGATGAAGACGAAAACAAGAAAGCACTTCTTGAAATCAGAAAACGTGTAGCTTGGGAAGAAGGCTATAGTGAAGAAGATGTGGATAACAGACTTGTCCTATTCGAGTTCATCAAGCAGAAATACAGTGAATGTGAGTGTTCATGGGGAAGAGTATTATTCAATACAGAAGTCTTGATTGACAACTGTTGTGATCCGCAGGTGGATATATTAGAATTCCATCCATTTATAGCACGAGCAAAGGAAAACTCAATTTTAGGAGAATAATTATGAAAACAGAATTAATACACATAGATAGCTTGACAAGAATCTGTGGTTACTTCAATACTCAATCACATATATATAGTGGTTATTGCTGTGAGCATCCTGCTTGTGGAGATGGTCAGTTCGTCCAAAAAATAAATGGAGAATGGGAATATATTGGCGAACAAATATATAGAAGAGAAGATTTGATTGCTGTCCGTATGACAAGGCGAAATATTAGATGCAACAAGCGACTCGCTAAAAAATTCATAAAGAAAGCTAGAAAACTAGAGGCTTACGAATATCCAAGATATGGTTTTAAAATGCAAGGTGGATGTTTCGATTTTAGCTGTCCTTTTGCTCATTCAGCAGATGAAGAAGATTTTATTAATCATGGGGAAGATTCAGATTGTATGAGTCAAGGGGAGTGGTTAGTAATAGATAGCGAAACGTTACAAAAATTAGAAAACAAATAACAAGAATAATCATGACAACAAAACAATTCAAAGGTAAAGCGATATACAACCCTTCTGGTAAAGCAGGAGAATACAGCTATTGGGCATGTAACTTCTATAATGGATGTTCTAACGGATGTGAATACTGCTATTGTAAAAAGGGCATTCTTGCCAAAACTATGGGAGGAGATATTCCGACACTCAAAAAGTCTTTTAAGGACGAGGGGCATGCTTTAGGACTATTCAAGTTAGAGCTAACAGCAAATTTGAATGAGTTACAAAAATATGGATTATTTTTTTCTTTCAGTACAGACCCGATGTTGCCAGAAACTATTGATTTAACTAAAAGTGCTTTGAGTATATGTAATTTCTATAAAGTTCCTGTAAAGATTCTTACAAAAAGAGTTGATTGGATAACATCCGATTTTATAAGGCACTTTCAAGTTTACAATAAACTTATAGCCTTTGGTCTTACGCTTACAGGGCATGATAGATTAGAGCCAGGAGCATGTACAAATCAAAATCGTATTCAAGGAATGAATGTTTTACATAGTGCCGGATTCAAGATGTTTGCCTCCATTGAGCCGATAATTGATTTTGACAGCAGTTGGCAAATGATATATCAGACTAGGCATTATTGCGATTTGTACAAAATAGGTTTGCAAAGTGGCAAAAAATATGATAAAAAAGAATGTAAAGAGTTTATCGATGATTGCTGTCATTACCTAGCAAAAGATAAAGTAAGCAATTCAAAAATATATTTCAAAGATGGCTTTTTACAGCAAGCCGGCATTGAAAGAAAAAATTTGCCCTCAATTTGTGTAGAACGAGATTATAATATGTTCAGCAATGACTAACGAAGAATTAGAAGACGAATTTTGGTTCTGTGAAAGAATGGTAAATGGTCATAAGAACTCTGGTTATATCGTAACCACGAAAACAGGACTGCAAGGTAGGACCTATCACTCCGACGAGCTTGTAAACGGCAAACAACCGATACACGTAGTAAAAGATGGTGAGCCTATGAAAATGCTTTGTACTCCAGACAGTTTAGTAATTAATGGGTTTATAGATTGAAAAATATGACACACAGAGAACTATGTTTGATAGGTGCTAAATATATGCGTAATCATGGTACCTATCCGTTCCATAGAGCAACCTATGTAGTATGTGAACTTGAAAGAGTTGGAGAATGTCCAGACGTGTATGGATTTGGTAGTTGTTGTAGCCAACTCATAGAAGTAAAAGTATCTCGCTCAGATTTTCTTTCTGATAAGAAAAAGCATTGGAGAATGTTCCCAGAACAAGGATTAGGACAGATGCGTAGCTATCTATGTCCAAAAGATTTAATAAAGATAGAGGAACTTCCTGCTTTTTGGGGATTATTCTATATAGATGATAAAAAGAAAATTACTTGCATTAAAAAGCCGGAAAGACAAGTATCGGATGTGAGAACTGAGTTAAGCGTTGTTACTTCTATTCTTAGACGTGAAGGATTTAAACCACAGGTATTTAGTTATAAAAAATATAAAACAGACAAATGAAACGACCAAACCATATAATAGCAATAGATCCGGATGTGGATAAAAATGGTGTTTCCTATCTCGAAACAGCCACAAAGAAATTAGAAGTATCTAATCTTACCTTGGTTCAGCTAATCGACTACCTAGAGACGACCAAAACCAAATTAGAAGAAACAAAAGAGACTCTTACCATTGTTGTAGAAGGAGGTTGGAGTAATACACGCACCCATCGTAGAAGTGCAAAAGACACCTTCGGCACAGCATCTAAAAAAGGCTACAATGTCGGCAGAAACCATCAGCGAGGTATGGATATATTCCAGATAGCAGAAAGCATGGGCTTTCATGTAGTAGAACAGCCTCCTTTGCAAAAATGTTGGAAAGGCAGAGAAGGTAAGATTACTCACGAAGAGCTTGCATACTTCACAGGAATAATGGGGCAAACCAATCAAGAGACTCGTGATGCAGCACTAATAGCTTGGAACTATGCGAACTTTCCTATTCGAATTAGAAATAATTAAACATTAAAAGCGTTTATATTATAAACTTTATTTGTATATTTACATCATAATATTAAACATAACCGCAAAGTATGGAAATATTTACAAGTTACTTCGGAAACATCCGAAAACTAAACGAAGCAGGAGTCATTCCTATTGGCATATCACTTGGTCGAAATAAGTATGTACCATGTCAATATATCCCATATCTGGCACCTCGTAAGTATATGTTGGACGATAAATGGACAGACGAAGAATACATCAAAATGTATCGTGAAGATGTCTTATCGAGAGTAGACATAGACACTCTGAGAGAAGATATTAAAAGGCTTAGTGAGAATGGAACAAAAGATGTCGCCCTTCTATGCTACGAAAAGCCAGGAGATTTTTGCCACAGACACATATTTGCAGAGTGGATGAAGGAACAGACAGGCTACGAAATCAAAGAGTTTGGTTTCGAGAAAATAGCAAAACAACCGGAGCAAAAGAGTTTGTTCGGTTAATTATAAAGGAGAGTTGGCGGAAATGGAAGACGCTATTGCTGAACAGTAAATGCACCCTACGGTAGGTACCAAACCGAGAGGATAAATGCAGCGTGAAGTAACGAAGCAGCAATGATTGGTGTACAACAAATGTAAGTTCGATTCTTGCACTCTCCACAAACCCTTATGAAGATTGGATAGAACGACAATTAGTATCTTATGTGGAAGGTGGCAACTACCTGTATTAAGTTGCTGACATCTTGGAAAGAATAGCGATACGACAAGACGGACGGGTATAAATCTGCTAAACGGAGAAAATTGTCTGACAGCCTGGAAAGACAGGCAAACTGCGAGTTAGGTGTTATGGTAGCATAATTGGCATCCAGCCAGAAGGAGCTGTTCGATTCAGCAACTCGCTCTAATTTGATAAGTATGAAAAGAACATCAAAAAATTCACAGCTTGTACTAAGTGCCTTCAATAAAGGATATAGAGTATCTAATGAAGGAGATGTTTTTGCTCCTTCTGGAACAAAACTAAAACTATCTCTTAATCGAAAAGGATATTATATGTTTTGTGCAAGATTGGATGGTGCAGGTAGAAGATTGTTTGTACATCATCTATTGGCATATCAGAAATTTGGAGAAGAAATATTCCAGACTGATTGCATTAGGCACTTGGATGATGTTAGTACCAATAACTCCTTCGATAATATCGGTATAGGTAGTAGAAGTGATAATGCTATGGATATGTCTAAGAAAAAAAGAGTTATGCGTTCAGTTAATTCAAACAAAAGATTTTCAGATGAAGATGTTTTGAAAATGAGGGAGTTGAAGAATAATGGGCATACTTATTTAGAAATCATGGAGATGTATGGTATTACAAGCAAAGGAACCATGTCTCATATTATCAATAAAAGGATAGTATAAATATGCTTAGAACCAGAAGAGCAACAATGTCGGATATGACAGAAGTTATGGAGCTAGAAAAAGAGTTCAGTTCTGATCTCTTTTTTATTTCTGAGGAAAAAGATGTTTCTGAATGCTTGGATAGTGGGTACAGTATTATTTATACATCTGCTGATACAGGTAAGATTGTTGCATTTATTCTAATCTCAGTAACAGAGTACCGAACAGCGTATATCGAAAAAGTGTTCGTACATCCATCCATGAGAGGGCATAGCCTTCAACAGCATCTTGTTACTGGAGCTATAAATGTATCTAAGCCAATAGCCTGCTACACTATGGTTTCACTAAATAATAATATTAGTCTTCACAATTTCAAAAAATGTGGATTTACAGAAAGATGCCGAACAGATTACAAAAACGAGCCTAGAATAATCCTTGCGTATGAAGTTGATAATTGACAGAGAAATGATGCTTGCAAATGTAGAGAGGGCTGAACTATTGTGCAGTTCTCCTATTGCGTTAATGTTCAAGGACTTCTATGCAGATATGTACGATAACCGTTTTGCTAAGTATAACTGTTTCAGTAATGATTCTCAAACAGAATTCGATGTAACTGCCAATATTGGTAATCCTCTCAGAACAAAAGGTAAAGTTATCACAAATCTAAAGGAACTCGAAAAGCATAGAGATAATATTGAGCGTCTGTATGTTCCCATCAATCACTTAGATAATCGTGAAGGTGTGGATATACTAACCGCCAAAAGGATATTCGAGCAATTTGATGATAAAGACAATTCCTATGTGATGCTTACCTCCGGATGTATCAGCGAAGATGCACCAACAGATGAAGACATAATGCGATACTCTGGTGTTTTCTGTGATCATTATGCAACCGGTATCAGTGTAGGTGGTAGCTACTACCTGCAACGAGATTTCCACCCTTCAATAGTCAAAGAGGTTCGTATCGGAGAGTATATGCTTTTCGGTACTATTCCATACTGCAACAAGAGAGAGCTATTCAATTACCCTGCCCTTGTTTTCATTACAAAGGTCATAGAGGTATATCCGGAACGCAAACAAATACTTGTCGATGGTGGTACTGCCAGTATCAATGCAAAAGATAGCACTTTACTATCTGGAGGTATTCAATATTCCAATGCTTCATGCGACTATACAATATACAACGATCCTTTTGGGAAATATAAAGTTGGCGACATCATAGAAATGATACCGGACTATAATTCTTTAAAACTAATGCGAAATGTGGCACGAGAATATTGCGGATAGGACTTTTGGCTACGAATTGGAGTTTGCCGATGCCGACAAGAGTAAAATACTTTTGCCGGAAGGTTATCGTTGGACAGACAATAAACTCACGTTGATGAATAATTCCGATGGTAGTTCGGTTACTCATTCCGGTCAATTTGGTGGAGAAATAAATACAAGACCATACAAATATACCAAGGAAGACCTAAAAGAACTGGACGAGTTTATTCTATCCATCCAGAAGGCAGGTGGTTATCTCATGTGGAATGAAGGCTTTGATGCTCACTTCTATGTCAAAGATTTAGAGTTGGATGTTATCAAGCGTATGTTCGCCTTGTCCTATTACACAGCTTTCTCAGTAAAAAAGATATTTGATTTTCCGGAATGGTGGGATACGAAGTATCTGGCACCCACACCTCCTTACGATGTAGTGAAGAGAGTATTAGCTTCTGAGAATATAGACGATATGGTCAAGATATTCAACAATGGTTCAGACAGAGGTCATATTCGCTACTGGCTCAATCTGGTACCCATTACGAAGATAGGAACGGCAGAGTTTCGCATCTTCAACTCGTCTTGGGATTTCGAGCAGACCTTAGAGGCTATCAAGTTCATGTATTCTTTTACAGAGTATGCCTACTTGAATACCGATATTGAGGACTATAAGAAACTGAACACGGAAAAAGCCTGTATCAAAGCATTCAACATAGATGCTGACAAAACAGCCAAAAGGCACAAACCCCTACCTTGGGCAGCCGAACACGATAATAATGTTACTGTTGTTGGAGAGATGTTCAAAAAGACATCCAGAATGTTGTCCTACATCAAACACGAGGCTAATAAGTTCGATTGTGCCAAGGTTGTCAATTCTCACTATACAGACATCGAGCAGATTATCACTTCGCCCACTATTGAGGTTTATACAAAGGAGTACTTCATTTTCTTGCTATACGAGATTATACAGGGAAATATCAAGTCTCTACATTTCGGAGAAGAATATAACTATCTGGATATAGAGAGCGAGAACAAAGCAGAGCTTATCTCAGTATTATTCTTGTTCAATCAGATAAAGAAACATCAGAAGTCAGACGACATTTATCATAGGTCCTTACATGAGGACTTTATGAGTAAGTTAGACTATTACCGAGCCAAGTACACCGAAAGATACCAGAAGATGGTAGATAATTTGGCAGGTAAGCAAATAAAAGTCTTCTACGGTTACGGATTGGAAGAAGCTGTCGCCTCCAGTACCGATAAGGATATTGTCATTTATCAGTCAGAGTTCCAGTCTGGACTACGTGCAGCAAGTAACGCCCTCCATCAGCAACTCACTACCGACTATGGGTATATTCCGAGAGAAGGTACTCGATATGCCGATATAGATTTAGACAAGTGTAATTATATTCTGGTATCTCAGCATCAGTTTATGGGAAGAAAGAAAGTTTTACGTGATGGTAGGACTTGCCTGTATTCCAATGTAGGCGAAAGCGGAGACAATAGTTTCAATAAACGTACTATCGAGCCACTAAAGTATAGAAGACTACCGGACAACTACGAGATAACACCAAAAAGTAAACTCAGATTCATACGAGCATCTATGAGTGAAATAGACTACCTGCGTATGATCTACTTGAAAAAAGACATTATCATGGGTTCGGCTCCATTTTGCTACCTATGGTTTATCGACGAATATGTTTTTGGAGCATCTATGTTCGACTTCATCAAGGTCAATAAACATGGTTTCAATGCAGCATACATGAAAAGTGATTTTGTCATAGATAGTGAGATTCCAAGAATTAGTAAACTTCTTATCATGGCTACACTATCTACTGAATACAAAACAGAGTTAGATATACGCTACCGAAACGACATCAGCGTTATCAGCACCTCAGTATTCACAGACAAGCCGGTATCAATGAAGTATCGTGGAGTGTACAATCTCGATGAAAGAGCCACAGGTAAGCTCTACTATTCACAGGAAGCAGGAAAGTTAGGACCATTAAACGACATCATGCAAACATTTGTAAGTAAACATTTAAAGTAGAAGCTATGAGAGAAATAAAATTTAGAGGAAAAAGAAATGATGGTAAAGGATGGTGTTTTGGTAATGTTCAAGCTCCATTCCCTACTGACGATAATCCAACTTATAACTTGTGGTTTATGAATGATACAAACCATATACAAAGAGAGGTTATTCCCGAAACAGTCGGACAATTCACAGGAGTAACCGATAAGAATGGACGAGAGATATACGAGGGAGATATAATAAAACATACAAATGGATTAAGTTATGATTGGAAGTATTTAACAATAGAATGGAGTGACAAATATCTTCAATGGGCAGGACGAACAGGATGTTATGTGCATCCACTCTATGATTTAAAGAGTGAGGAAATTGAGATAGTACACGAAGACCTTAACTAATAAAATAGAAGTCATGGTTAACGAGATTTGGAAAGACATAGAAGAATATGAAGGACTTTATCAAGTCAGCAATATAGGTAGAGTAAAATCTCTTTATCGAATAGTTGAAGGTGGTCGAAGCAAGAATCAGGTTGTACCTGAACGAATATTATCCACTCCAGTTAACAGTAGAGGCTATCCAATAGTCATGCTTAGAAACAGAGGTAAGAAAAAGAGCATCAATGTTCACAGATTGGTAGCAATGACTTTTATTCCTAATCCCAATCGTTTGCCACAAGTGAACCACAGAGACGAAGATAAATGTAATAATCATGTTTCTAATCTCGAATGGTGTAATTCTCAGTATAACAATACTTACGGAACAGCACAGAATAGATCATCTAGGACTAAAAAGATACCAGTATTGAAGTGCGATGATGATGGTAATGTTTTAGCTGAATATGAATCTGCCTTAGATGCAGAAAAAGAAACAGGGATAAGTAGAGCTCATATTAGTCAGAGTTGTAGAAAAGTAAAATATAGAACACGAGCAGGTGGTTTCGTGTGGAAATACAAAGAATAGGTTATGGCACGATTTAAAATCAAAGAAGTAGCATTAGCGGACATCAAGTTAGTTGACAAGAACGCTCATTTTATGAATCAAGCAACTTTTCGTCAATTAGTTGCTAATATCAGAAGAGATGGTCAGTTATCTTCTGTCCCATTCTGTGTAGAACACGAAAATGGCACATATACTGTCATTTCTGGGAATCACAGGGTTGAAGCAGCTAAGATGGCAGGAATTGTCAATGCTTCAATGATGATTGTCCACGAGTCGGAGATAACACACGACGAGATACGTGCTATTCAGCTTTCTCATAACTCTATCGTAGGACAAGACGATGCCGAGCTTTTGAAAGAATTGCTTGACGAGATTACAGATGTAGCCTTAAAAGAATACGCTCATATCTCAAACGAGATACTCGATTCTGTAAAAGATATTGACTACACAATAGAGATGCCCAACAACGAGATTGTTCCGGTTACTCTCATGTTCATTGATACAAACAAGGTTGCTTTTGATAGAATTATGGAAGAGTTAGAGAATTATTCGCCTCGTGAATTGGAGAATATGACTTTGATGGACTCAGAAACTCTGCAAAAACTAAATGATATAACAGCAAAAGTCGGACAGAAATATAAAATAAAGTCGCAGGCTTTGAGCATTTGTAAGATGCTAGAACTTATAAGTGGAGTGTTGGATGGAAAAGGACAAGAAGAAGAATGATCTTCCTGTAAACATTGAGAACTCATTGAAGACTAGGAAAGAGACAACAGCCCAAAAGAAGAAAAGGTTTATAAAAGCCTATTCGACAAGACTTTGCAACGTATCTACGGCTTGCGAAGTTGTTGGCGTGTCTCGAACTACATACTACAAGTGGGTTGACAAAGATGACACCTTTAAAAAAGCGATAGAAGATGCAAATGAGGACTTCTACGACAAGTTAGAGACTACCATGTTCGGTAAGGCTATAACCGATAAAGACACAACTATGCTTATCTGGTTAAGCAAGACCAAAATGAAACATCGTGGTTATGTAGAGAAACAAGAACTGGAGGCTACTGTAAATCCTTTCGAGGAATTGATGAAAGCTTCTAGTGCATCAGAAGACAGCAATGACAAATGATAAGCACATATCGGTTTATAAGTCATGGCAACAAGATTGGAACAAGTTTGTCCGTGATGTTTTGAAGGCTCGTCTAGACAAAGAGCAACAAGACATCATTACATCCGTTCAGCACAATCCTATGACAGCCGTAGCAAGTGGCACAGCACGAGGAAAAGACTTCGTAGCTGCATGTGCTGCTTTGTGCTTTCTGTATCTCACACCCAAGTTCGATGCAAATGGCAACCTTGTAGAGAATACAAAGATTGCCCTTACTGCTCCTACTGGCAGGCAGGTAAAGAATATTATGACTCCGGAAATACGTCGCTTGTATAGAAATGCAAAAGTATTACCCGGACGATTGGTAGCCGACGACATCCGTACAGATTATGAAGAATGGTTCTTAACAGGATTTAAAGCCGGAGACGATGCTACTGAGGCATGGTCTGGCTTCCATGCTTCCAATACTATGTTTGTCGTTACTGAGGCATCCGGTATATCACAAGTAACCTATGACGCTATCGAAGGTAACTTGCAGGGTAATTCTCGTCTGCTCATTGTCTTCAATCCAAACATCACTACCGGTTATGCAGCCAACGCAATGAAGTCTAATCGATTTACAAAGTTTAGGCTCAATTCTCTCAATGCTGAGAATGTTGTTGGCAAAAAGAATGTTATTCCTGGACAAGTCGATTACGATTGGGTAAAAGATAAAGTTGAGACATGGGCAACTCCTATCACAGAACACGATTTTAATGAAGGAGAAGGAGACTTCCATTGGGAGAATGGTCTGTATCGACCTAACGACCTATTCAGAGTAAAGGTACTCGGTATGTTTCCTAAAGTGTCCGAAGGTGTACTTATCCCTTACGAGTGGATAGAATTAGCCAATCAACGTTGGTTGCAATATCAAGAAACAGGTATAGACCTTCGTCGTATTCCTCTCAGACTTGGAGCCGACGTTGCAGGTATGGGTAGAGACTCCAGTCTTCTTTGCCATCGTTTCGACAACTATGTAGATAAGTTTCAAGCCCATCAGTCAGCAGGTAAGGCAGACCACATGCACGTAGCAGGTATGATAAAGAACGCTCTTGGCTCCCCAAATTCAGATGCAAGAGCTTTTGTTGATACTATTGGAGAAGGTGCAGCAGTATTGTCCAGATTACATGAACAAGACTACATGAATGCTATTTCGTTCAAATCTTCATATAGTGCAAAGGACCTAAAAGATATTACCGGACAGTACGAGTTCGCCAACATGAGAGCCTATGTTTATTGGTGTGTTCGTGACTGGCTAGATCCAAAGAATAAGTTTAACCCTGCTTTGCCTCCATGCGACCAACTAATGGAGGAAGCTACAAATACGCATTGGGAGTTCCAGAGTGATGGTAAGATAATCATAGAGAAGAAAGATAACATCAAGGATAGAATAAAACGCTCTCCGGATTGGTTCGACTCTTTAGCTCAGACCTTCTTCCCAGAATATTCATGTGGTATAAGTGATGAAGAATTATTAGAAGATTTCCATTAAACAGTTAAGAGTATGAAAATAGAGGAAATAATCAAAGAAGATAAGTCTATTGAGGCTAAGATAACAGCCTTAAAGGATAAATCTATCCAAGTTGAGTCTTGGAACAAGCTAGTGAAGGAGTATGATCCTACTCGCCACGAAATTATGCGAGATCAAGTTACTCGTAAAGACAAGATTCGCAAAGATGGAGTAGAAAAAGCAGCTCGTGTTACCTATGGACAGCAGAAGATGTTTGCCAGACGCATGACGCAGATGGCTTTTGCTATTCCTGTTAAGAGAGAGTATGATATTCCGGATGATGCTGAGAGCAAAGAAATAGCTACAGCAATCGAAAAGATATACCAACGATCTAGGATTGATGCAGTCAATGTCAATCGTATGCACGCATATTTTGCAGCTTGTGAGATATGCACCATTTGGTATGCTGTAAAAGCAGAAAATGAAGACTATGGATTCAAAAGTGATTTCAAGCTTCGTTCTATGTCGTACTCTCCTATGCACAAGAAGTTTTCTCGTATCGAGCAAGCCAACTTGTACCCTCTTTTCGATAATGGAGATATGGTAGCCATGAGCTTTGAGTACACAAAGAAAGAAGGTAATCGTGATGTCGATTACTTCGAAATGTACACAGCCAATAAGCGTTACCTCTGGAAGCGAGACAATAGCGGTTGGCAAGACGCATTGACTAAGCCGGACGATATAGTAATATTAAAAATTCCTGGTTCTTACCTGTGGCGACCTATGCCGATATGGGAAGATACCACAAACAACACGAAGGAAATTGAATATTCTCTGTCGAGACAAAGTGATATTTTGAAACGCAATTCAGCCCCATTGCTAATTGTTGAAGGAGAGTTTGACGCAAATAATAAGTCTGTCGCAGATGAAGCGAGAGAAGTTTATAGAGTTAAACAAGGAGGAAGTGTCAATTATGCTACTTGGCAACAGCAAATAGAAGCGATGAAGTTCTACACGAGTGAACTCAAACGTAACACCGAAGAAGAACTGCAGTTGCCTAATCTATCTCTCGAAAATGTGAAAGGTCTTGGAGCAATGTCTGGTGAGGCTCGTAAAACACTATTGACAGATGCCCACCTTAAAGTAGGATATGAGTCTGGCGAGATTATCGAGTTCTTGGATAGAGAGTGTAATGTTATCAAAGCATTCCTCGAAGTGATGAATACCAAATGGAAAGGCAAAACATCTAAAGTAGGTGTAGAGCATCTGATTACTCCATTTATCCAGAACGACGAGATGAATGATATTGAGAAAATAATGAGAGTTACTGGTGGAGAGCCGATAGCATCTCAAAAGTCTGGTATTAAAATGTTGGGATGGGTACCGGAAGATAAAATAGATGAAGAATTGGAACAGATACAAAAAGAACAAGAGTCCAAGTATGCTCCATCTGTTTTTGAACCTACTGAATAATAGAGAATGGCTAAGAAAGTAAGTGTTTCATTGGAGAAAGAGTATTTGCGTAGGATAAACTCCTATGTGAAGAAAGTCGATCAGTTATACCTCTCTGCTGTCAGAGAAGCTACAGCTATCGGTCTGTCCATCTCCAATTACGACGCTACTAAGCCGTTCACATGGTCCAGTTATCCACAAACCAAGGCAAGAGTAGATAAGTTGATAAACAGCCTCTTTGCCAATGTTGTTACCACAATAAACGATGCCACACGAAACGAGTGGCTTGCAGCATGTCTGGCAAATGATAAAATCGTAGATAAGTTTTTCAGCAGTCCGAAGCTACGTTCTATCAAGCTCGACCACTATTACCAACGGAATCTCGAAGGACTCGAAGCCTTCCAACTCAGAAAGACAAAAGGGCTTGACCTCTCTCAGCGAATCTGGAACAATTCAGAGCAATTCAGAAACGAGCTAGAGATGTGTCTTGATATTGGCTTGTCAGAAGGTCGTAGTGCATCAGAACTAAGTAGAGATATACGCAAATACCTAAACGAGCCGGATAAGCTATATAGACGAATCAAGAACAAAGAGACTGGCAACTTCTATCTCTCTCAGAACGCAAAGAAGTACAATCCAGAGTCTGGAATGTATCGCAGTAGTTATAAGAATGCTATGCGTGTTACCAGAACAGAGACTAATATGGCTTACCGTGCATCAGATATTGAGCGATGGGGGCAGTTAGACTTCGTTGTAGGTTATGAAGTACGTCGCTCCAATAATGTTTTCAGTTGCAAGGTCTGTGAAGCTCTTGCAGGAAGATACCCAAAATCATTTAAGTTTTATGGTTGGCATCCACAATGTAGGTGCTATATCGTGTCCATTCTGGCAACTCCGGAAGAGTTCTTAGCTTACCAAAGAAGAATACTTGCAGGAGACGATGATGCTGTATTGTTTTCTCGAAATGAAGTGTCTGAATTGCCAAGCAACTTCAAAGGATGGGTAAAAGACAACTCCAGTAAAATAGCCACAGCAAAGAGTGTTCCTTACTTTTTGCGAGATAATTTTTCCACAAAAGACATATCCAAAGGTTTGAAGCCTGTATTTAGCTGATTGTTTATTAAAGCGATAGTTAAATAAAGTTACAGCCACGCAATTAAATCGCATTATGTGTTTATATATATAAACACTTTTGTAGTTTTACATCATAATACAAAACCAATAAAAAATTGCATTATGAAAACAGAAGCTAAGGTAATAGAATCTGCAAACAATGAATTAATTGTAGTAAAAACAGTTCTAGTTGAAGATGTAAATATTTTCGCTGAAAATGAATTGTCTGAAAATCAAGTTTTAGAATTCTAGCTATTTAACATGAAAGACATGAAAAAGATATTTGAATTAAAGGACTCTGAGTCAGATATGTTTGCAATAGCAACAGTCAAGAAGGTAGGTAAAGAAAGACACACATTCCTAACGTATCTGTATGTGTGGAATGGCTTAGTGAGAGAGTTTGAAGGAGAGTATAATAGTGCCAAGAAAGAAATTGATGAATTATCAGATCAATGCAAAAAGTGGTGTGAGTCTAAAAATTACAAACTAATGAGCTATTGAAAATATGGAAAAGCAAACAAAAACAGATAAAGCCAAAGAATTATTCATCTATGGCGACAGAGTTGGAGCAATAGCCATCTTCAAAACCTTTAAGCAAGGTTTCACTAAAGAAGAAAAAAGAACCCTTCAAATAGCCCATGAGTGTCAAACAGGGCATGAAGCATTCTATCAAAACCTAGGCATCAATACCATTGATATATGGACCAAAGCCAAAGAAATAATCAAAAATAAATACGGAATATGAAAGCATTAAATATATCGGAAACAAAACTACTTCACGCAATTATAACAGGAAGCGAGTTAAAAGATACCAAAAGAATTAGTAAAGCAAAAGAAACACTTATAGCAAAGGGTTTTATAAGAAAAAACAAGTTTAATATTTTAGAACTCAATTTGTCTGATGACTATATAGAACAAAGGGGTTATGAAGTAGAAGAAGAAAGACAAATCAATACTGATACTTTGAATGCTCTGAAAAATGAGGATGCTCTTTCATTTTTTGAAAGTTTAGATTTCAATACTTCGTTGGATGAAGAAGGTTTGGAAATAGAAATGTGGACAGATGGTGGTGTAGATATGATACACTATTTCCACGCAAAAGATGGAGACTATTTCGACCAATTTGTTTCACTGGTTAAAGACTTTGATATTGATGAAGAAATAGATTTGCACAGACAAGACAAACGGTATTGTAATGCTTTTACTCATAAAGAATCAGTCGAAGATTTTACTGATTATCATAATCATTTGAAAGACATTGCTGACACAATAGAAACCACTCCATTATAATAGTATAATTTCATGAGTAATTTGATGCACCACCTAAGCTCATTCTCGTTCTTAGTTCCTTGGAATACCACCCTCACAAAGATGGAATTTGTTGAAACCATAGAGAAGACCTATTGCACCTCGAACCCTCAGATAGAAGAAGCAGTTTGCACTATTAAGGATAGCCGGATGAAGAGCATATCTAACCAAGTTGGCAAAATATCGATTATTCTCGAATCTAAGATAAGCAATTGCAGTACAATAAGTTAAACAAAGTTACAGTAAGATTTTTATTTTGTTAAAAGCGTTTACATAATAAACTCTTATTGTAGATTTGCAATATAATAATAACCAAAAACATAAAAAATGAAAAAAGAAAATAGTAGTACAAGCGATGTTAAGAAAAGTAATGATTTAAGATATTCAACGACTAAAATAGTAGGAGATAAGAAAATCATTGTAAAAATTCGTCTTAATGATGAATGTAAAAATGGGCATCAAGACTTTGCGATAACTGCCGATATTTATGAGAAAAGAGGAAATGGGCAATATTATCACAATTCATGTGGTTGTTTGCATGATGAAATAGTGAAATATTTTCCTCAATTCAAAATATTCGTGGATCTACATTTAAGCGATTACAAAGGTGCTCCGATGTACGCTGTTGAAAATGGATTTTACTGGATTAAAGAATATAAATCTGGTAAAAAGACTGCAGACACCCCTAAAGAGTATTTGCGAATTACAGATGAAGAGCTTTCCGTTCTATCAATGTGTGAAGATAAATATGTATTCTGGTTCAAGCTTTATGAACTTGGTATTGTAAAACGTTGGGAAGACGAGGCACAAAAAGCGATTGAATATCTGGAAAATATAACAGATAAGAAATTCTTAGTGGATTCTGTGAAAAGCCAGATTGCACCAATGCCGGATGAAACAAGACTAATGATCGAAGAGAGAATAGCAAATAATTATTATTCTCTCGAAAAAATCCAAGAGAGAGAAAACGCCACAAAAGAAGAGCAGAAACAGAAACGGATTACAGACTTGAAAGAAAAGGCAGCAAAAGACATTAAAAAAGTTGAAGATAGTCTATCAGTCCATTTACATATAATTGAACTTGGTCTGCCAGACGATAATTTGATTTATTACAATCATACGAATAAAGCGGTCTTTAACTGGCAAGACAATAGCTACTGCAGTAAAATATCTCAAGAAGAATTTGTAGATTTTATGAATAAAGTAGATTATTCAAAGTTACCAGAAGGAATTAGTTTTGAATTAAAACAATAAAGTAGTTAAAAATATGAAATTCAAGAGATTAGTACACGATGGCAGTATTGCCCACACAACAGGAGTTGTACAAGAGTTACCAGATGTTGATAGTTGGGATTTTATAGAAGCGTTCTATCCGAACTACTACAAGTGCGACGATATTATGTACCACGACGATTTAGCTTGCTATCTGGATGGAGAAATAACCAAGAAAGGATTTTGTACTCGTGTCGGATATGAAGAGAACAGACCGAAAGCTCGTCTTCAAATTGAGTACGATAATATGCAAGCCAAGTTTAAGCTAGAAGCTCTGGAAAACTTTTACAGAATGGTAAAAGAGCATGAGATTGAGATTATTGAAGACGAAGGATTCTTTAGAGTAACAAGAGTACATAGAGATGATCTGTCTCACATTGGTTATGATGCTAGTAAAATATCAGATGCAGATATGGAAACTATAGCTAACAAGTTAGGAGACGATTATTGCAGTCAGTTATTTTGGGAGAGCCTAAAGATCATAGCAGAGATAGTGCTCAAACGAGAACCAGAAAACGAAGTAGAATAATTATATTTACGCTATGAACAAAGAATTTGAAAAAGCAGCATCATTGGTTAACTCCAAGCCGATCTCAGCACCAATCGATAGCGAGATAATACAAACTATCCAAAAGATAGAAGAACGGTTACAAATCAAAGCTATCAATCGTCATGTAAATTCGGCAGTCAAAGAAGGATATTCCAAAGCAGTAGAGATACTGAGAGTAAAAGAGACAGACCACGAGATTGCAAACATCTCAGCCCTAAATACCATCCAAGGTCGTGCTATTGCATTCCTAGCCATCGATTACCTCAAAGGAGAATGCACCCAAGAAACACTATGTAATGTACCAATAAAAGACAGATGAAGTAGTTTTCTTCATTTTACCAAACATTTATTTGATTAAAAGCGTTTATAATACAAACGCTTTTATTATATTTGCGTCATAGCTTGTACTGCTGAATACTTACAGGTGTTTTCCATGCGGTTTTTGGTTAGTCTAAGCCTGTGCTATCAACGTACAGGCTTAGTATTAACAAATAAAAACAGAAAAAGCAGAATGAAAACAAAGATTCTACAAGCACTGAAAACTAAGTATAGCAACTTAGGGTTTGGAGACAAAGCATTTGATGGGGTTGCTGATCACTTATCGAAAACCATCACAGAAGAAACACAAATCGATACTGCAGTAGCAGAAGTCGAAAATCTACTTAAAGCATTTCAGGGCGACACCGACAAGGTTAGGGGCGAAAAAGCAAACTTGCAAAAGCAACTTGATGAACTGAAAGCCAAACATGAGGGGGGCAATCCTACGCCAACCCAAGATCCCAAAAAGAAAGATGATGAAGAAGTGCCGGCTTGGGCTAAAGCTATCCTTGAAGAGAGTCGAGGACTTAAAGAACAAGTGCAACAACTATCTGGTAGCCGAATTTCAGAGCAAAGATTAGCAATATTCGAGCAGTCAATCAATGGATTATCTGAGAAGAATAAAGCAAATGAGTTAGCTATGTTCAAAAGAATTGTTTCAACATTCAAAGATGATGATGATTTTAACTCCTTCCTAGAAGAGAAAAAAGTCGTATTCGCTGAATTGCAACAAGAAGAAGCCAATAATGGGCTAAGTAGAACAGGAAGACCAGGAGGTGGAGCAAGTGCACCGACAGGAGAAGCAACAGAGAAAGAAATAAACGATGTTGTAGGAGGAATTAAATTTTAAATACAAATTATAATGGCAAAAGGAATAGTCGATATGACTAGAAAGACAGAACAGATAAACACCACACTTGACAATGTGGTTATGCCGTTAGTTCTCGAAACTATTGAGAACGGACGCTCTTTAGATGTTACTGACTTTACTGGTACTCATATCAAAGGCGGTCACTTGGTTATCAAGAAAGACGGAGAGGCTTTTTATAAGCCTATGCCTATTAAGGCAGATGGAACAGGGTACGATTCACTCCCTGCAGGTTATAGTTATAATAGCTTCCAATACGGAACAGTGAAGAAAGACAGAGCATTTGGTTCTCTAATGATTAGAGGAACACTTGTAACAGAAGCTTCTCCTTATCCTTTGGATGATATTTTGGAGGACTTGAAGAAAGAGCTCCCATTAATCACTTTTAAAACGAAGGAGGACTAAGGTATGCAAGAATCATTGTTTCAAGATTGGGTAAAAAAGTATTTCCCAAAATTGGTAGTAAAGATAACAGATGAAGCAGTCAATGGAGAAAAAGCTCCAAGATACTATCATCAAGAAATGTTGAGTAAGAAATTCTCACTTGATGGAAGTTGGAAATCTGTATCAGAGCAATATTCCAATGTTGCTGCTGACATCGTGTCTATGGACTCTAGGCTAGATGTAAAGAGCCGTGATGCAGTTGCAACAGCAGAAGGAGACATTACCAAAGTTGGTATGATGTTGGCTTTGACTGAAAAGCAATTAAAAACTCTTGATGTTCTTATCGCTTCTGGTGCAGATGATAAGGAAATACTTACTGCACTATTTGAGGATTTAGCGAAATGTATTCGAGGTGTGTACGAAAGAAATGAACTGTCATACCTTACTGGATTATGTACAGGTGTAACGCTTACAGCCGATGAAAGAGATGCAAGTATTGGTGTTCGTTTGAACTTCAACTACTATGATTCCCATAAGTTCGGTGTAACTGCTGATTGGAGCAATCCTGCGACGGCTAAACCTCTTGACGATATAGACAGAGTTCTTGAAAAAGCGATAGAGGATGGCTACACACTTCGTCACATGATTATGAAGCCTAAGAAACTCAATCAGTTGAGAAAGTCTAGGCAATTCATCGAAGCTTATGCCTCTCATAAAGATACCACAGCTACAGCAAACTCTCCGGCTATCTCGAAAAAGAATGCAATTGAGTTTCTGTTAGACGAGAAAGGCTTGGCTGTTGACGAAATGACAAGAACCATCAAAGTCGAAAAGGATGGTAAGCGTTCTGTTATCGATCCTTGGGTTGAAGATACGATTGTATTCCTTGACTCTTGGGCAGACACAGGGGATTTAGTTTGGTCAAAATTGGCTGAAAGTAACCACCGAGAAGATAGTGTGGCTTATCAAGAGTCCGACGACTATATTCTTAGCTCGAAGTATCGTGAGGTAAACCCATTGAAAGAGTTTACAAGCTCGCAAGCTCTCGTTTCTCCTATCATCACAAACATAGGAGGTATCTATATAATGGACTCAGCAACTATTCAAGCGTAAAAAATTATGAAAGTAATAGTTGTACAACCATTTGCAGAAAAAGATGATTTCGCCAAGAAGTACAGTATTGGCGAGGTTATCGAAGTTTCAAAGAGCAGAGCAGACGAACTTGTAGAGAAAGGACTTGTCCAAATTGGAGAGCAGTTAAAGGACGAAGAAAAGGACCTTGAAGCAAAGTTGAAAGCTATCACAGATAGAGAGACTGCCGTTGCAACAAGAGAAGATGCTGTAAAAACATCTGAGGATGCTCTGAAAGAGAGAGAAGATAAGCTAGTTTCTGCTGAGACAGCCAACACTACCAAACAAGGAGAGTTGGATGAATTTGCAAAAGAACTGGATGGTAGAAAGAACGAACTTGATACCAAGGCTTCCGATCTTGACACTAGAACGAATGAATTGAAGGACAGGGAAGATGCTGTTTTGAATGCAGAACAGGAAATCGAAACTAGTGAAAAAGCTGTAAAAGCTAGAGAAGAGGCAGTTTCCAAAAAAGAAGCTGAACTCAACAAAGCTGACAGCCAACCTAAAAAATCGTAAGCAAAATGACGAATACCGAAGCTATCATAGAAGACCTGCGACCATATCCGATAAGAAGAAGTCTTGTTGAGAGAAAGTGTAGCAAACATGGATTAGATCCAAAAGAAGATTCGTCGGACGAGAAAACCATTGCAAAGATTGTGATTGAAATTCTGGTTCAGATGATAACGCTTAACAATGTTGCCGAAGGTGGTGTTTCTCTTTCTTTCAACAAAGAAGGAGTTGAAGATTACATCAAGCTACTTTGTGGTCAGCATGGCTTTGATAGCTCGGAGTACGTCAAAGAGCCAACAGTAACTTATCTAGGAGACGTATGAACGGATTTATTCAGCCTCAGATTCAAACAGGTGGTGGTACTAATGGTAAAGGAGAGCCTATACCATCTGTGCCTTCTTGGGGAGAAAAGGTTGAATGCAGATACTTTGCCAACACTCTAAACAACAGAGGTCGTTACGAAGATGGCAAGTTCACTCAATCGGCTTATGTAATAACAGTTGACGATATGGATTTTAACGCCAAATTCGTCCGCTTGTTAGATAGCTGTGAGAATGTAGTCTGTGAAAAAGAAGTTCAAGGACATCCGGAAGTTCTCGAAGATATACAGAGAGTCAAAATAACGATCTAATGGGAATCGAAAGCCAAATACCGATGGACGAGATTAATTCCATAATCAGAAAAAAGATTGAGGCAGCCGAAAAGGTAATAATCAGCACCCTAAAGTATATAGGCGAAATGTGTGTTAATGAAGCACGTTCCAATGGAGATTATATAGACCAGTCTGGAAATCTAAGAAGCTCAATAGGTTATGTTGTTGTTAAAGATGGTAAGAAGGTTTACGAGAATGTCCGACGATCAACAAGAGGTAGCGAAAAGACAAAAGGAGTAAATGAAGCTAAGAAGTTTATTGAAGAGCTTGTGAGTAAGCATAGTAAGGGCATAGTCCTTATTGTTGTCGCAGGAATGAATTACGCTTCTTATGTAGAGTCAAGGCGAAATGTACTTGCATCTGCTCAGATTTTAGCAGAAAGAGAAACTCCAAGAATGATGAAAGAATTAGGATTTACACGAGCAGCATGAGAAAAAGCGGAGACGAAATAGAAGCTGATTTCTTCGAACTAGTAGAGAATAGTTCTCTATCTACCTTTATTAAAGGCACAGTATATAGAGAAGGAATGCGACCTATCAATGCGAAAACAGAAGATGCGGTTGTGTCTTTCAAAACTGGATTAGATGGTCAGTTTCAAGATGGCGAAGTTGTACTCAATGTTTATGTTCCTAATGTTCCGTTTGAAGAGACTCTGGTAAAAGATGTTACTCGTTGCCGATTGATTGGTGCTGAAATCATGGAAGTGGTCAAAACCTTCACATCTGGCGAGTATAATGTTTGGTTACTCAATATTCCTCAATCATTCGCAGTCGATGATATTCAACAGCATTATGTAAATGCGAGAATAAGATTTACACGTAAATAATAATTTAATAAAGATAGAATTATGAAAACAGCTTGGGGCGAAGTAGAAATGAAGTTCGCCGAAACTCCAACAGACGAAACAATGCCTACTACAATGGAAACTATCGGAGAAATCCTCGAAGGCTCACTTGGCTTAGAAAAAGAGGATGGAACCAAGTTACAGTTGTTTAAAGAAGGGCACATTCTTGTCGATGAATTGCAACAAGAGCCAACCTTGAAGGTAAAGGCTACCATTATTGGCATTCCAGATGCTATCAAAGAAAAATTCTGGGAAACAGAAAAGACCGGTACTGGCGACGCTGAAAAGTTTGCTGTTAAGTCTTTAGTAAACTCCAAGAAGTTTGCTATTGCTTTTGCAGCAGTAAAAGTTCCTGGTTCGGACACTTTCGAAGCAATGAAATGTACAATTTCGATGTCTCCGCTATATTCATCTACACAAGGATGGACGAGTGATGTTGAGATTACAATGATCAAAGGCTTGACAGGTAAATTATTCCAATTTGGAAAAGTTCCTGCTGCCGGAGGATTTGCTCCTATGAGTGCTCCAGTTAGTGGTGGTGGTAAATAATAGCTTATGACTACCATCGAACAAAAAGTTGCAGAAACAATACTCCAGAATGGGAGTACAATGTTGATAGGTGGAGCAAACTATGAAGTAGCTCCACCATCTACTGCTACCCTTATTTTGGTATCTGCTGAAATATCAAAACTACCTCAAATCGAGCTTACAGACGATAAAGAAATATTGCCTTGGGTTCTTAGCAATGCTAAAGACTGCGGTTTCTTAGGAGATATTGTCGCTATCCTCGTTTTGGGAGCAAAAGGAATCACTGAAACAAAAAAGATAACTAAGTCTCATTTGTTTGGATTAATCAATTCAGAAGAAGAAGTCTTTATCAATCATCGAGAGATACTATGTAAGAGCCTCTTAGAAGATTACACACCCAAACAATTAAAAGATGTGGCAATAGAGTTGCTTAACAGAATGGAGGTTGGGGATTTTTTCGGGCTTACCACTTTCCTACTCGAAATCAATCTGACAAAGCCAACAAGGGAGGTGGTAACGACAGTATCTGGGCAATAGTCGCAGGTGTACTTAAAGGATATCCTAACTTCACTCTGGACCATGTTTTGTATGGAATGAGCTATGTGAACCTTATCATGTTCAGTTCTGTCCTTCCTAGTTTTGATGATGAACAATCAGAAAGTAGCCAAAGTGGTGTAGAAAAGGAAAGCAAAAAAACGCAGGGGCTAGGATTCGGAGAATTTATGGGGCTAATGAAAGGTTTATAATAATGGCAGACGGAAGAGATTATTTTAGAGCATCGATTGATACCTCACAGTTTGATAGAGATGCAACACATATAAGGGGCACATTCTCTGATATAAGCAGAACCGCAGAAACAGAAGGTGCTAGAATAGATAATAGCCTAAAGAAAATTGGGGCTACTATTGCCGGTGTGTTTACTCTCCAGAAAGCCTCAGAATTTGCCAAAGATATAGCTAATGTTCGTGGCGAATTTCAACAATTAGAGATAGCATTTGAAACAATGTTGGGAAGCAAGGCTAAATCAGATGCCTTGATGTCTCAACTTATCGATACTGCTGCAAAAACTCCTTTCGACCTCACAGGAGTTGCAAACGGTGCAAAACAGCTTCTTGCTTACGGAACTGCATCGGAAAAAGTAAACGAAACACTTATCAGACTCGGAGATATTGCTTCTGGTCTATCAATACCTCTTAATGATCTTGTTTACCTGTATGGAACATCACAGGTGCAAGGTCGTTTGTTTTCAAAAGATATATACCAGTTCATGGGTCGTGGTATTCCCATTATCAAAGAACTATCAAAGGAATTGAAGGTTTCGGAAGATAGCGTAATGGAATTGGTTTCTGCAGGAAAAGTTGGCTTTCCAGAATTGCAGAGAGTCATTGAGAACTTGACAGACCAAGGTGGTATGTTTTCCAACCTTATGGAGAAACAGTCTGCATCCATCACAGGGCAGATAGCTAACCTTGAAGACGCTTACGATGTCATGCTGAATGAAATTGGTAAGAAGTCAGAAGAAACATTCACGTCGGCAATAGATATAGCAACAGTTCTTGTCGAGAATTATGAAATAGTAGGTAATGTTATCGCAGGTCTTATTGCGACATACGGAACCTATAAGGCTGCTGTGATAGCACTCAATTTCGTTCAGTCAATGCAAACCAAGATTGCATTGGAGTCAGCCTTAGCCGGAAGAACTCTTACAGTTACACAAGGTTTGCAGGCTGTAGCAACAAAACAGTTGTCCATTGCACAAGCTATGTTGAACAAAACAATGCTTGCGAATCCTTATGTGTTAGCTACAATGGCATTGGTTGGTCTTGGCTATGCCATATACAAGTTAGTTACATATCAAACTGATGCAGAGAAAGCCCAGAGCAGGCTAAACGATGCCATGAAAGAAGCTGAGAAGTCTTCTATTTCTGAATCCAGAGAGTTGGCAAGACTCAAAGGAGAATTATCTGCTGCTACAAAAGGTACAGATGAATACAATACTATAAAAGAGAAAATTGTCAAGAATTATGGTAAATACTACGATGGTCTTGAACAAGAAATCGAAAAAGTAGGATTACTTGAAGGAACATATAACAAGCTAACAGAAGCTATCCAGAGGTCTTTTGGTGCAAGACAATACGACTCCTTCATGCGTAGTGAACAAGAGAATTTGGATAACATAATGTCTGAAAATCTTGGAAAAATACAAGATAAGCTTATTGATAAGTTAGGAGATGAAGCAGGTTCGAAATACTATGCTAAAATAAGGGATGCTGTTATTAAAGGCAATCTGGAAGTTGGCAGTATGTACAAAATTGAAGGCTTGGATAGTGAAACACAAGGTGCACTAGATAAAATATCTGGTAAAGCATCAAATGACTGGATTCAGAATTATGCAATTGAAGGGTATATCCAAAATATCGTTAGAGCCCAGAAGCTTACAGACGAAATGGATAAAAAAGCCAAGCTAAAATTTGGTATAGAAGATGTTGATAAAACGAAGGAAGATGGTACAGAAACCGAAATAAAAAAAGTAAAAACTCTTGCTGAACAGACAGATGAAGCTAGAAAAGCTGTCGCTAAATTAAAACAGGAGTTAGCGGACCTACGAAGTGGTAAAGCTGAATCTGGTAATTATGCAAAAGATATTGAAGAAAAAGCCAAAGAGCTTAAAACGGCAGAAGATAAACTTAGTTATATCCTTACCGGTAAAGCGTCCTCTAGTTCAAGTAAATCGACTTCTGATGTAGATAAAAAGAAGAAAGAAGCACAAGATAAGGCTGATTTAGCACAAAAGATAAAAAACAATGAAGCTAGGGCAGCACTTGATGCTCGTTCAGTTGAATTGGACAACCAACAGAAGATGTTGGATATACTCGATGATGGTTTTGAGAAGCAACAAAAACAGATAGACCTAAATCATAAAAAGGATATTCTTGCAATAGAAAAAAGAGCCCAAGAACTAATTGAGACTAGACAGCAAGCCGAAAAAGACTTGTGGGAGCAAGAAGGAGCAAAAGGTACTTTTGTTGCAAAAACACAGACAATAGCCGATTTGCCGGCAGAGATGCAAACGGAACTCATTACTTCTGATATTATAGCAAATAAAGTTAGAGAGAAAGCAACCGACGATCTCCTTAAATCGTTGTTGAGCAAATATCAAGATTACAATGCTAGAAGAATTGAAGTAGAAAAACAGTTCCAGAAAGATTTGAATGAGTTACAGAAGCTTCCGGAGAGTAAAGAAAAGGATGCTGCTATTGCCCAACTCGAAAAAGAACGAAAAGCAGCAATAAAATCTATCAACGAAGAAGAGTCTGCCGAACTGGTTAAGACATCAGACTTATTCGTCCGCTTGTTTACGGATGCGTCTCAGCAAACAGTAAAACAGATACGCAAGGTAATCGACGAAACGCAAGAGTTGTACAACTATCTGAAAAATACGAAGGATGAAGATATTACAGACAACTTCGGATTTACTGCCGAGCAACTAAGAACATTCAAAGGAGATGCCGAACAGTTAAAGGCTATTCTCGATGGGCTTATTTCCAAGAAAAGAGAGCTTGCAGGCAAAAGTGAATTTCAAGCATTCTCTCAGAGTATCGGAGACGCTATTAAGAAAATAGAGAAAGGTGGTCTTGAAAACATCGGTGCCGGAATTTCAGATATAGGTTCAGCCGTTAATCAGTTTGCTCCACAAGTTAAGAAGTTTGGAGAAGATCTTGGTACCATCTTCGGAGACGAGAAATTAGCAGAAGATATTGGATTGGCAACTGATGCACTCAGCGGTCTGGCTACAACTGGAGCAGGAGTCGGACAGATTATGTCCGGAGATGTTGTCGGAGGAATACAAAGTGTCGTATCTGGGGTTTCCTCTTTAGTTGGAGTATTCGGTAAGTTGAAAGACCGAAAAAAAGAGAAAGAAATCAAGAGACTCCAAGAACAGGTAGAATTACTAGAAAAAGCATACCAAAAACTAGGTAGAGCAATAGATAAAGCCTATTCGAAGGATGCCTCTGAACTTATCGGTCAGCAGAATGAAGCCTTGGAGAAACAGAAAGTTCTCATTCAACAACAGATAAAAGCCGAGAAAGATAAAAAGAAGACAGACAAAGGGAGAATCAAAGAATGGGAGCAACAAATTGAAGAAATAGATCTACTCATTGAAGAAAACAAGGAGAAAGCTATTGACGCCATCTTCGGTCAAGACATAAAGAGTGCCATCGATGAATTTGCCAATGCTTATGTAGATGCATGGTCTGCAGGAGAGGATAGAGCCAAGGCAATGAAAGATGTGGTCAAGAAAATGATTAAAGGCGTTATTGTCGAAATGCTTAAATCAGACCTAGCTCCGACTGTCGAGAAGATAAGAAATAAAATACAAGAATTCCTTACAGATGGTATTATTGATTCTGTCGAACAGGCTCAATTAGATAAAATTATCGAAGAGGCTACCAAACAAGCTGACAATAAGTACTCTTGGGCAGATAAATATTTAGATGATTCGAAAAACGATACATCTCAGCAAGCAAGTAGAGGCGGTTTTGAGACGATGTCGCAAGATGTAGGACAATCTTTGGATGGAAGATTTGCTTCTTTCCAGATGTCAGCAATAAGCATTGATGGTAATGTAAAAAACTTAGTTGCTATTGAAAGTGAGTCTCTGCAACACATAAAGGGTTTTGGTGCTGTATTTCAAGAGTTAAGAAATATCGGACTAAGAACCATGAGTCACCTCGAAAATATCGAAAAATACACTAAGTATCTTCCGGAAATAGCAAATGATATTCAACAGGTAAAACAAAATACTTCAAAGTTATGAACAGTACCTTAGAAATATATAAAAAAGCCAAAGAATTAGGGGTATGTCCTCTTTTCAAAGGAACTGAAAGCGAAGATGGGCTCATTCGACTATTTTTAATGAAACAAGGGATTGAGTTTTGTATAGATAATAGTTTTCCGGATTTAGATACATTTAGAACATTTAAGACTGCTGAAAATTACAACATCTATATAGATAAAAAGATTGAGCTTAACAATTCCAGAAAGGTAGTTCTCATTGGCAATACTAAAGCTACATTAGTATATGATGATCCGGACAAAAGACATGAGGTTATACTGATGCACGGAGCAAAAGCAACTATCAAAGCTTCTGGCTATGCGGTTGTCTTCGTAACCAATGGTGGTGGAAGTGTAAAGAAAGTAATATCTGATAAAGCACTTATTCTATGACAGGACAATTATTTATAAATGATAAAGATGCTTGGACTACTTGGGGTGTATTCTTGGAAGATGGTTCTGAGGCTAAATTGCTTTTACCTCCTCCAATGAAAAGTTACACATCTAATAATTTTAGGAGCCAGGATGGAAAACAGGTCTTTATAATTAACCCTAAAAAAGATGAAAGAGATATTTCATTGGTCTTCTGTATTTCAGCTATATCGAAGGAAATCTATCTTTCTATATATAGTGATTTTATTAATGAATTAACTGATGGCTTAGTAAAATTAAGAGTTCAATCTATTGATAAAGAGTTGAATTTGACTGTTTCAAGTTTTTTGGATCTAAGTTATTATGAAAGAGTCGGGAAATTATCAGTCCGCTTCAATGAATCATATAGCGTTCCGGTAGTATTCGAAGCTTTAGCAACCGAAGCAACAGACCTGATATTAACGGAAGATGGTAAAACTATTTTAATTTGAAGATCGTATGGCAACAAATATAGAAACTAATGGAACGCCCATTTCAAGATTGCCAAGGGAATCAAGCCCGGCTGGTGTGGATGTGTCCGGTGTGAAATCCGGTAGAACTGTAAAAGTTAGCCTTGATCTATTGGCAACAAAAGATGATTTAAGTAATATAGATAATAATAGAAAAGGTTATTATCCAACAGATACGGAACTAGAAGATGCATTTCCGAATCCAAGTAATGGTAATTATGCTTATGTTGGATCAACCGGAACGATATGGATAGAATCAAAAGGGACTTGGATAGATAGCGGAGAACCTATACCGGATGATCTGGATTTAAGTATATATGCTAAAAATGGTGGTTCAGATAAAACCCTCGCGGATGTTGACAAAGCAGCCAGCAATGCCGACATCTCTGTAAAACATGATGTGATATTCGAGACAGGTTTAGCATTAGGGATTTCGGGTAGTATAACTTCCAATTCCGGTTATGATACATCCGGATATGTAAAAGTACTCAAAGGATATAGGGTTATATATTCAGGCGTTACAGGTGCAGGTACAACAGGGTTATTCTTATATTCTGATGATAAAGGCTCTAATCCGGTTATGCTGATAGGAAACAATCAGAATCTAACTGGTTATATTGTTGACATTGTCAATGATGGCTACATTCGTGCAAGTGGAGGAAATCAGTCATTCACACCAAAGCCTATACCCTTAACTTGCGTCATTTATCCGAACTACTATGAACAGCTAGGTTATATTGATGATAAGATACAGGCTACAAACCAGAAATGGCATATAAATATATCCTTCACCGATGGTTTAGCCTTGTTATCCTCCAACGGAACAACAACTTCCAATGCTTCTTATTCTACATCCGATTTTATAGCTGTCAAAAAAGGATTTAAGATAAGATACACCGGAAATACAGGTAATATAGTCTATGCTAAATATGCTTTCTATGATGCAAACAAAAACTTCATATCTGCCTATACTGTTACAGGAGCAGACATTGATTTAGATATAGAGATTCCCGAAGGAATAGCCTATATCCGGTTGTGTGGACATGCAAATCATGCTATCGTAGGTCACGTTAAAGCTTATATAATTCTAAGTGTAGGGGATTTAACCCGACAAGTGGATTTCGAAGTATTCAGGAACAATACAAACAGTGAAATAACATTCCTCAAAGATAAGTGGAAATCTAATATCTCATTTACGAATGGTGTAGCCCTGCTAACTGCAAGCGGTGCAACAATCAGCAACTCAGTATATGCCACATCCGATTTTATTGCAACAAAAGCCGGTGACATATTTTATTATTCCGGTCTTGTCGGCAATACTACCGTATATGCCAATGCGGCTTTTTATGATGCTGATAAAAACCTTGTTTCTATTTTAGGCTTTGGTGGTGGTTCTAACTATTTAGTTGTTGTTCCAGTAGGGGTAGCTTATGTCCGTTTTTGCGGTTATATTGAGAATGCTACTTATGGGAAAATTACGGTGTATCAATATGGTAGTAGTAGCGAATTTGTGGGTATCAATACCTTTAATTCAGAAACACATCGGATAGACAATGAAGTAGAAAAACTAAAAGGTTCACTTTCCGCCCCTGTTATATTTCTTGATGATTATGGTTATTTAAACTCAACCGGAGGAGTTACATGGCTGGATAATGCCTATAAATACAGGGTAACCGATTTCATTCCTATTGTAGCAGGGGATAAGGTTATCTATACAGGAACAACCGGAGGTGGTACTTGGGGTTTATGGTTCTATGATGCCAATAAGAATCCTATATCGGCAGGCGTAGTAAATAATGTATCTCTGGTAGAGGCATTAATAACAGCACCGGAAGGTACGGCATATTGCCGGATCAGTGGTCGCGGAATATCTCCGTTAATCGTTGAGATAATCAGCAATATAATCGGTTCTATCGCAGAGCTGAATGTAGCCATTCAAAAACTCATATCAAACGGAGGATCGACTAAGTATGAAGGTCAAACATTGGGAGTACTGGGAGATAGTACAGCAGCACAATATTATTCAAGTGCCGAAATAGTAGTTGCAGCGGAAGACGTAGGAAGGCAATTCAGTTGTTATGTTTCCCCATTTGATATTGCCAATTGGACGGCATCGGGTAATCCGAAACCCCAGAAGAACAAAAAGATATATTCCTGCATTATCCCCTCTGGTATGGTTGGCAAGGTATTATCATTGAATATAACAAGTGAGGATGTTGGCTTAACACTGGGCGGAAAAACAATCCAGTCATCCGACATAGGCAATGATATTGATTTTACATTAACCGCTGATGATATAAACAAACAGGTCTACGGTGTGAAGATAACACAACCGATGACAGCGATAGAGTTTACATTTATAGCATCGAATGAAGATATTGGCTTAGTACTAGGAGAACCCAGAGGTTACCTGCCTAACAATGTATCTAAAACAGCATGGTTTAATATTATAGCCAATAAGCTGGGTATGGAAGTTATTGGGAGTGGGTCGATATCCGGAAGTACATACACACGCCTTGCGGCTGATAAATATGATAACTTCTGTTCAAATGCATGGCATCCACAAACAGTAAGACGGTGTGGAAAACGCGATTTAGCAACCGGAGAACGTATTGCGCCGGATAATATCATTGTATTCAGGGTAATTAATGACTGGTCAAAGAATACCTATAGTTACATAACCGACTTTGATCCGTATAAGAACTTTTATCCGGATGATGACTATGTAGATGGTTATACAAATAGATATGACTTCAAGAAAGGTATCTGTAAAACGGTTCAGGAAATCAGGAAACAATACCCGAAAGCAAGGATATGGCTTTGTACTACCTTTCATAACATGTACAGGGGGCAGATAGTAGAAGGTGATCCGGAGAATCCGTTAGGTTTACCATTTCCGCCAACCAATGGAGAGTTTCATATATTAGAATACAACAGGGCTATCCGTGAAGTAGCTGATGCTTATGGTTGTGACCTGATCGAGTTTGATAAATCGGGTATTACTTATGAGAATATTTTAGATTTTTCAGGTGACGGTGTGCATCCGGATACGGCAGGTAATGCACTGATGGGTGCACGTGGAGTTGCGGATATGTCGGCAGTTTAAGAATTTAAAAATAATTATGATATAATGATACAAATAGGTAACGATATTACAATAAAAGATATAGCCGGAGGCAACAAACTAAGTTTGGGCGTTTCGGAAGGTTTTGTTCACACCAAGGAACTGATGAAAGAAAATAGCATCAAATTCACATTCAACTTGAACTGGATGGTGGTTGATTTTGTCCGGGGTGATTATGTAGAACATGAAGGTGAAAAGTTTATCTTAAGAAAAAACTACCAGCCGGAAGAAGTGAATTCCGGTCAATATCTTTATGAAATGGTATTTGAGGGAACGGATATGCAGTTTCAGGACTTCATCATGTTCTATACCATGCAGGGATTGAAAGAAGCCGAATGGACACTGACATCGAGTGCAAGGGATTTCATGGTGATAGCATTGGAAAACATACGAAGGTATTTCAATGATGATTCTTTTGTTCTGGGTGATGTTATTGATTCGGATATACAAAATATTTCCTTTGATGCTGATACTGTATTTGATGCCCTTGCCACTATTGCCGAAACCTTTAAATGCGATTGGTATCTGAAAGGGAAAACACTAAACTTGGTATCTAAGTATGAATATGGTGATGCGGTAGTATTGGAACGTGAAGTATCGATTGCAGACATAAAGCGATCCAATGATAATGATGCCGAATATTGTACCCGGCTTTATGCCCTTGGATCAACCCGAAATATACCCAAAAACTACAGGACTACCGAAAATGGTGAAGCGGTGGATGCCATTGTGCAAAAACGGTTGAGATTACCCATATCGAATGGTGATTATATTGATGCCATCCCAAACATGAAACAAAGTGAAATACTTGAAAGGGTGATAATGTTCGATGATATTTATCCCCGACGTGTGGGTACTATCACCGAACTTAGAAGTGTTGACCGTACAGAAGATGAAAACAATCCTTTTATTGTTTATTTCTTCAAAGATTCAGGATTGGAGTTTAAGCTCGATTATATTCTTCCGGGTGAAGCACTGATGATAACCTTCGAAAGCGGCTGGTTGCAAGGTCGGGATTTTGAACTGGCTTATGATGAAAAAACAGAAGAATTTGAAATCATTGTGGATACCAGTATTGAAGATATGAATATCCCAAATGACATATTGAAGCCGCGTGTGGGTGATGAATATGTGATATATGGCTTTGATATTTCGCTTGTATCAGACCAGTATATACCGGAAGCAGAAGAAGAACTTCTGGAAGAAGCTACAAAATGGCTGAAAGGGATCACAGAAGATAATGCAACCTACGAATGTCCGAACGATCCGGGGTATTGTTACCGGAACGGTATCGATCTGGATATAGGGCAAAGGGTGCAGATGGTAAGCCCTATCTTTATGGATGGCAATAAGATGAGCCGTATTTATGGATTCTCAAAGAGTTTATTTAATAAATATATTTGTACATATCTGGTGGGTGATGCTTCTAAGCCCTCTTTGACTAAGAAGGTGGATGAAAACATGAAAGAAGTTAAGAGTATCTTGGATGTTCAATACAAGGAAACAAGCAAAAGCATACGTGCATTTAACTATCTCCGTACAGCCATGGAGAACGAAACGGTGATAGATAAGGGTATGATCCTTACAACATTGTTGAGGCTGGGGGCAAAAGCCGCAAACGAATGGAAGGAACATGCCGGGATAAGCGGCATCTATGAAGAAGATGATGATCCTGCATTCTGGGCAGGGGGAACTTTTGAGGATGCCATTAATAACATTGCAAATATTGTATTAAGAATGGATGGCTCAGCGCAATTTGCAAAGAATAAGTTTATTATTCATAAAGACGGTAAAGCTGAAATTGGAGGATTTGAGTTGGGAGATGGTAGGATAGGTGTTGTTGGAGATCCAAATGCTCCAAATACTTATAATGGTTTATCGTTGTATAATGAATTTATAAAATTTAGTGATTCTGATACGTGGGTTGGAATAGGAACAAATGTACTACCTGCTTCATCTGGTGCAACGGCATTGGGTAGATTTGAATATAAAAGTGATGATGTTCTTGGTACAAATTATGGCTTATTTTTTGATATATCCGGTGGATATAGTAATATAGCAATAAGCCTATTATCTGGGTGTATATCCGGTCTATCATTTTATAACAGGCAAATAAGCAATTCACAAACTTTAAAACACAATGATGTATATATCTCATGCTACAATAAAGATGAGATTATAGAACTAACATTGCCATTTGAACCGGAAAGGGGTAAAATATTTTATATTCGACAAATGAACTCATTAGGAATAAAAATAATAGCCAAGGAAGAAGATGATATACCCGGTGACGAAAATACTGATCCAATTAAAAAGCCCGGTTATTATATTCATACCAATGGTACAACACAAAAAGATATATCAAGAAATTCACGTGGGCAATTAACCATGTTATTCTTTGATGGACAGTTTTGGTGTTTAAATTCTATTTCTTCTTAAATATCAATTTCCCATCTGAAATAGGGTAGGAAAATTCACTTTTAACATCATTCATTGTTGCTTGATGTTCCATTTCAATACCAACACGTGTAATGGTTAAAACTAAATTAGGGTGTTTATATGAATATGTTCCTTTGTATTCTGCAATTACATCACCATCAACTGCGTCCCTTGTGGCATATTCTGTAAATTCCTTATCAGAGGTAAATGAATAGGTTCTATACATATCATAAGCCGGATCATCCCCATTATCATAAGAAGAAAAGAATCCCGAAAAAGTTTGCCCTTTTAATGATTCTGTTTTTGGTATTTCGGGTTCATCTGGTCCATTATTATCATCGTCGGATGAACAGCTAACAAATAATGTAGTGAATAAAAGCAGTGTAAGAAGTTTTTTCATGCTGATACTATTTTTTGGTTTTTGGTACTCAAATATATAAATATTTTAATCATGAAGATAATTTATTGTAAACATATTCCACCTAAAGGTTTTTCGATGCTATTCTTTTTCGGTTTACTGATTATCCGAAAAGACTGCAAAGATCGGATTACATCGTATGGTATGAGGCATGAAGCAATCCATCAAAAACAATGTAGAGAAATGTTGTATATATTTTTCTATCTATGGTATGTGATAGAGTGGCTAATCCGGATTGTGCAATATCGAAAATCCAAGGAAGCATATTATAATACTTCGTTTGAGAGAGAAGCTTACGATAACCAATATATGAGTAATTATCTCAAAGAAAGAAAGCGATACTCATGGCTTGCTTATCTGTATAAAAAAGCGAAAAACTGAAATAGTCGGGGCACACCACAGGGCACACCTTCGATACTTGTAATTCGTTAATAATAAATGATATACAAGACGCAAAAACAAGACAATGGCACACCACAGGGCATACCACGTTCGCAAAAAGGGCATAGTTAAAGGCACACCACAGGGCACACCGACAACTACGGTAAACAACTAATAAACAAGCAGATATAAAAGTTAAAAATGTTAATAGGGCACACAGTAGGGCATAGCAAAGGGCACGCGCGGGGCACGAAATCTAATAAAGAGAATAATGTAATTATTCTTTATATATAGGGTAAGATGTTTGTTTTTAAAATCAATATACGTTTATATTGAAAACGTTTAATTATATTTACATCTGGATTGAAATAAAAACCCCTCGGCTCTCCCAGATGCTACCAACATCCGAGAGTTGAGAAACGAAAGAATGTAGCTTTCGCATCCTTAGCCGAGAGGCAATCAAAAGATTTGATTTACTAATGATGCAAAAGTAAGTAAAATGAATGAGGACTTAATTAGAATTAAGGAAGATATGCTATTGTTTATACAATCTCTCCTAAGTGGAGATTATCAAGCTTTTGAGTTTAAGTTGGCTATTGTAGCCATTATGTGGTTTATGGTTACTGTCGCTATGGCTCTTGATTTAATTAGCGGCTACCGAAAAGCAAAAGAACGTGGAGAAGCAAGAACGTCCTATGGGTTAAGAAGGACAGTAACAAAAGCCGTCCTATATTATGCACTCATGTTATTTGCTTTCATGTTCGACTGTATAGGTACATTCTTTTACCCTTTGCCGTATGTGACATTTATAGCTGCAGCTTTCCTCATATTCATTGAAGCTAGGTCTATACTCGAAAAAGCCCATGATAAAGATAAACGTAAACTCAATAAGAGTTTGGAAGAATTATCAATTATTCTTGATAATAGAGAGGATTTGATCAAGGGCGTTGCTGAAATTGTGAAAAGTCAAATAAAAAAAGAAGAAAAGGAGAAACAAGATGAATAAACAACTATTAGACAAAGTGCAGAACTTTGATGTTAAAAAATTAATGTCGAAGAAAGGATATCGCTACTTCGAGAATGGAAAGTATAATCTGAATCTCATTGGAATTAGGGCAAACAAGCATGGAGATGTGAACAAAGATACTTTTGATGATTTGTTCATGGTTATCTATAACGACGATACTGGTAAGCTTGTAAAATATATCATCCCTATAACTACGGTTCCAGGAGTAAAGTATATGCAAAATCCATCCAACCAAAAAGGTGTAGCCATACTTAAACCAGGACAATATAAAGGTGTATGGAAAATAGACTACCACAGAGGTCAATATCCTGCATTATGCCAACGTGGAGACAAATTTGTGGTTTACAGAGACAACAACCAAGATGTAACATTAGACTTTAACGAAGCTACAACTGATTATGGTTATTTCGGTATCAACTTTCATAAAGCAGGAGCAAATTCTCAAATCATTGGTGCATGGTCTGCCGGATGTCAAGTAACACAAAGAAGTGAAGATTTCAATCACGTAATGATGTTAGCTGAAAAAGCACGAGCTATCTATGGAAATTCATTCACCTATACATTGTTGGAAGAAAAAGATTTTGAGTGATGAAAAAGAGCATTGTTTTATTATTGGTCATAACGATCTCTGTCTTATTTGTTGGATGCAAGGTTAAGAAAAGCGATAATTCGACTTATAAGATAAAAGAGACGCAAGTTGAAGATGTAGCTACTACCAAAAGCTCCGAAAAAGAAACTGAAATAAAATCTGGCAGTAAAAAAGATATTGAGAGTAATACTGCAGAAAAGAAATCTGAATCTTCGGAAGAATCTACTGAGTCATGGAAAGAAACTAACTATTACGACAAAGAAGGTAATCTTAGAAAAACAGTAAAGGAAGGAACTACTAAAACAAAGAAGACAGATAGTAAATCAGATAATCATAACAACACGCAAATTTCGGATAGCACATATACCGATACCAATATAACGGAAGTTGTAGATTCTACATCTGTGTCTTCTTTTGAACAGCATAAAGATGTAGATATAGATATGGACCAAAATACGCAATCCGATTCGAGGCTTATCCAAGGAGTAGAATGGATTTATGTTATAGGAACGATTGTAGTTATTGGTTGTATTATTATCTTTATTGTTAGAAAAAGGAAAAAATAACCTCTAAAAACAACAAAGTGGGCTCAAAAATGGGCTCACTTTATTTAACTCATTGATTATCACACTTAAAAGTGGAGCTGGAGGGATTCGAACCCTCGTCCAAACAAGGAACTAATTTGCTTTCTACATGCTTATCTTTGCTTCGATTGTCGGGAGTGAGCAAGACCAAAGCTACCAACTCAAACCTTAGCTTCTTTAATTTCGGACAAAAGCCGAAGCATATCTTATCCTATTTCCGATTTACCTACACCACCTGACCGGCACGCTTCGGAACCACAGCTTCCGGGTGATGTCTTGTCTCTACACCTGTGCAGAGATTAAGCTATATCTACTATACTTCGATTAAGCAGCAAGAGCGTAATTTTCTTCGCCAGTTAAATTTGTTGACGTCTGAGATTATAGTGCCAGCCGACTATGCACTGCATGCTTACAAACCACTTCATCTCGCTGTCAAAACCAGTCAACCCCAAAATGAAATATCACTAAATATGATACAAATTTCATACCATATCAGAGTAAGATTACAAAGATAGTGATTTTAATACTAATCGCAATAATGGATAATCTTTAAGATGGCTTTTTTATAAAATATGGCAAAATCGAAGGATTTATAAAATATTTCTTGAAAACTCCTTATCTTAGCCACTTTATAAAATAATCAATAATATTTAGAGGAAACTATGTCCGTATTTGATATTTACCAGAAAGAAATACAACAATTATTAGAATATGAGGATTTTCAAAATCTTTCCAAGAGAGTAATCGACTTGGCTTTAGATACAGAAGATATTTCGTTTTATAAAAAAACACTGCATCTATTAGATTGGTTAGATGGTGAAAGCAATAATAAAAACCAAATCAAAGAAAAGTATTCTTTGCTATTAGATGAATTGTGGCTTAAACTAAGCAATAAGGATATAAAAAGAAGAAGCAAACTTCTGGATGTTGAAAATCTTGTCAAAGCTTATACTAATTCTTACTTTGCTTTAGGTCCTATAAGTTTCAGTATAGCTGAAGGTGAGATTTTTGGGTTGGTGGGAGAGAATGGTAATGGAAAAACAACTCTTTTGCGTGCTTTATGTGGAGAATTAGAACCAACTGGCGGAAATATTAAATATCACTTTGAATATAAAAACCAGTACGATTTGAGGACACAGTTAATCTATATTCCTCAGCGAACAAAGGATTGGCATGGTTCATTGTTATCCAATCTTCGCTTCACAGCCTCTTCTTACGGAATTACGGGAGAAGAAAATATATATCTGGTAGAATTGGTTATTGCCCGAATGGGACTTAGAAAATACAGGGTATTTGATTGGAAAAGCCTATCATCTGGTTATAAAATGAGATTTGAATTGGCAAGAATGCTACTTCGTAAACCTAAAATATTACTTATAGATGAGCCTCTTGCCAATCTTGATATACTGGCACAACAAGTAATACTGGACGATTTTAGAAACATTGCGAAATCACCCTTCCGACCACTAGGTATCGTATTGAGTTCTCAGCAACTTTATGAGGTGGAGAAAACTTCGGATCAAGTTATTTTCCTTAAAGAAGGTAAGCCTAATGCTGATAATTATGTAAATAACCTGAAAAGCGATCTGGAAGAATCCCCAAAAGCAAATAAACTCATTATAGAATTTGAAAGTGAGTGGAATCAGGAGCAACTCCGAAATTTATTTTCATCTCTGGATATGGAAAATTTCCGGATGGAAGGAGGGAATTATATAGTTACTTTTTCGGAAAAGACTTCTTTAGAAGCTTTTTTACAAATAATTGTGGACAATAAAATACCATTGAATTATTTTCGAAATATTTCCAATTCGACCCGTCGCTTCTTTTTATCTTAA